CGGTAGATATACGGACACTGTAACCGGTGATAGCAGAACCACCGTCGTCGGGGTCCGCCGCTCTGGTCACGCTGATCTGGGTGTCGCTGTCCACCACAAGTGTTGGAGGCACCATTTGTGCAGGTACGGTTGGCGCTTCGGCAAATCTGCGCGGCGCGCTTATACTCAAACCCAGCGAAAATTGCATAATGCGCGCCCTGTGTGTTTAGTTACGGTGACACGAGCGAGTCAAATCCAGCCGGTTATTTGGGATGCCGTTGTGCCAGTTGCGTTTATCCGGGTAGCTACCAATGGATATGTTCCAACAGGGAGATTCCCGGTTACGTGTGTGTTTCCTTTTCTATCAACGAAGGAAATGGCTCCACCGCTATTTATCGTAACTGCCCGAATAGGTACAGAAAGGTCTGTTACGTCGCTGGGGGTAATTGAACTAGCCCCCAGTGCCGGACCTGTAAATTGCGGAGCGTAATTCTGAAACGTATCCTGCGCCATCCGGCTCCCCGTTGATTAAGAAGATGGGTTATCTTCGTCTTCGATTTTTTCGTTTTCAAGTTTGACCAAAGTGGAAATTACGGTATCTTTACTTGCCCGATGATGAATCTTAGTGTTATAGCGCTTTAGGGCCATTTCACGCAAGGATTCTTCTGGGAACCCATTTAAGTATTCCTCAACGTCAGAATTTCCCGTGACCTTTTTGGCAATAACATCCAATGGATCATTGTCTGGGTCAAAAAACTTTTCCGTGGAAGATTTCTCATCAAGCGTAATGGGAGCGGCGGTTGGTTCTTCCGGGACTTCGTCCGTACTTTCGTCTGTTTTGGTTGCGTCTACCGGAAACCATGTATACCACCCAGAAGCAACCATGTCAAACGCGTTGGCTTTGGCTACTTCGTGGGCGTTGCCATCCTTGTCATATACGGTCTGCGTTGATTCGGATGGGTCCACAGGCCCATCAGACTCGATACGCTCTTTTCCGATATCATCCAAACCCCAGAAAAACCTTCCAGTTGTTACAAGCTCTCTTGCATTCATGAGCGTTGCTTTTACAGGGTTTCTGTTGGCATCAAAAACGGTTACTTCTTCTGTTTTTGCGTCGAAGTTGTTCTGTGCGGTCATGTCGGGACTCCGTTATTTACGTCAGAAAACAGGGAGCCAAAGGCTCCCTGTTACGCGCAATATCAGCGCTTGATGTTCAACCAAGAAGAGAAAGTGATCGAAGGAGTGGTTCCCGCAAGAACCGCCTGTAAAGCAATTTCCGTGCGGTCTGCTTCGAGTTTTTCGATGGTTGCAGCGTCAAGGGGCACAACAAACTGACCGGTCTGCGCAGTGCCCGCTGGCAGGACGAGAGAGCCAACAAGCGCGCCAGAAGCACCATCCCCTGCGTCACCTGCGTAAACGTTGAACGTGTACGCTTCATCCCCATCCGCAATATCGACGGTAGAAACGGCAATCACTACGTCGTAGCCTTGCGCGCCCAGTTTGTTTGCGAGATCCCCGCGACCCCCGACCATCTTATCTAGTGCGCCCAGATTGAGGCCGGTTGATGTTGCGTATGTACCACCCGCGAGAGCGGCTGCATCTAGAACAGCAGTAGCAGTAACCGCTGCGGAGCCCGGCGCAACAAAAGCCGTGTCCTTATCGTAAGTGTAATTGACTTCAGAGCGAGCCATGTGTATTCTCCTGTGAGTAGAGGTCTGTGCCTTCTAAAGGGGTTAACTGAGGGGCAGGCCCCTCAGTTAAGGTCACTTGACGACCGCAGCGTCGCTGATGCCGCGCAAACGTGCCGCAGCCCGTCCGTGCAGAACTGCCATGCCGACAAGCCACTCGACTCGGGTGCGCATGGCCGGACGGTCCTGAAGTTCTCCAAGGTCACGAACTTCCATGATTCCGTTCTGAAGACCGACCACGCCTTCGTCCGACATGTTTACACAGTAAATCGAAGTAGCCGTCGCTGTCGAACCGCCGGAACCGACTTCGTCGAAGGCGATGATCTGTTTGTTGGACGCATCGTAGTCCATGACTACAATTGGAAGACCGTCGAACTGAGTGACCCGGCGACCGAACTCGTCCTGAGTGTAGGTGATGTAGCCACCCACAGCAGGGTCCGTAGCAGCCGCGCTAAGAAGGTTGCGCATCTTCTTCGACATGATTAGATGCGTCGGATTATCCACTTGGTCGATCAAGTCGCGTAGACGCGTGATCGTGAGCGGGTCCCCGCCATTGGTATTCCCCTGATCCAGAAGCTGGTCGCCCTGAATACGCGTACGAAGGCCGTCGAATTCTCTTGGATCAGAAACGGAGTTACCGTTGATCATTTTCGCGCCAATTGTCAAAGACATGGCCTTGACCTTACGCAGTTCGTGCGCGCCACGAACGTCTTCGGATGTCATCTTGAGCGTCGCCAGATCGACGTCGAGGTCGCCGCCTCCGATGCGCAGGCGCTCGGTCTCAGGGTTCATGATGCCAGCGGAAGGGGTGTATCCTTCACCAACACCACGGAATGCCACACCCGGCAGAGAGCCTTCCATGTTGTAGACATACGCACCGCCATCAACAGGGATGAAACGGGTAACGCGCAACAGATCGCTCGAGCGAGCGAAGTGCTCAATGATGGTGTTCCGCAGAACCTCACCGGGATTGAGCTTGGATGCTTCAAAAAGAGTAATCACTTTCGTGTCTCCTAAACTTCGGTTTGCTTGCTTCGGTTGGTGGGCTGTGAAGCAGGCTCCCCGAGCCTAGCGACCCCCTCAACTCAGCCCGTAAGCTAAGGGTATTTGTGACGACCACCCCGTGGAAGTCTGTGTGGCGGGGGCAGGAACGCTGCCCCTGCCTGTTAGGTAAGTCCGTGCTTCCGCGCGTACTTCATGCGTTCTGCGGGAGGCATCTTTTCCATCTCACTTTGGGTCAAACGCCCGCCAATTTTGTCAGAGTTTCCGCTTGCGCCGCCGCCTCTGGAGCCTTGGAAAAGAAACTCATTTTCCGAGCGCTCTTTCAACAACCACTCTTTCATAGACATCGGCGTGACTCCGTCAGAGCCGTAAATCACAGTACCGTCGCCGGTTTTTGGCGTCACCTTTCCATCGTCTTCTACCCGGAAAGTTTGTAGCGCCTTTGGAAGAACGAAAGTCACGGCCTTGTCGATCATCGCGATATCCGGGTCCGCCGCTGCCAAACGTACAGCGTTCTCTACCTGCATTGAGTTAGCACGTTGCTCCGCCTTAACGGCTCGTTCTTTGTGTGCGTCGCGATCACGCGCGGCTGTTGCCAGTTGTTCTTTGTACGACTGGTGTACCTCGCTTACGCGAGCCGCCGCCGCTTCTTCCAAAGATGTGTTCTCGACGAGTGCCCCGTCTTCGACTTTCTTCTTGGTCTCTCTCAACGAATCAAGGACAGCAGCGAACTCATTCAGCTTTCCAGACTCTAGATCGGGTAGGGGTACTCCGGTGACTTGCTCATATTGAGACAAAGCCGCCTGCATGCCGTCACGCTCCTTGGAAATTTCGATATTTTTTTCTCGAAACTCCTTTACGCGCACGGCGCCATCAACGGTGACGATGTATTTTCCGTTTTCGCCCTCTTCCGCATACTCTCGGATTCCCTCCGGGACATCCGACAACGATTCATACGTAAGTTTTGCTGCCATTTTTTTCACAACACCCCGTGTTGCGCCCTTCTGATGTTAAACTGAAACCACCGGCTTCAGGCGAGGGTGGGTCCCTCTATTACAAATAGTCACATTTGTATCGACTAGACAAAATGCGGTTATTTGATTTGATGCATTGATACACGAAAAGAACTAAAAAGTCAAGTTATTGACAGTAAACGGGTCACACTTTTAGAACTTTTCTGGGTCATCAAAGAAAAAAGACGGATCATACGAGCGGTTCAAATGGTTTAGGATGGTCTGAGCCGCGTCTTCGCCAACTAAATCCTTCAAGTATTCGTAAGACATGTCCGGGAATGAATCATCCAGATCGTCCAGATCGTCCAACGCATAAATATCGTCTTGAATATCGCGTCGCGACATTTAACCAGACTCACTACGGTTCATTTCCCTAGCCGCGCGCGCTTGGCTGGGAACACCCGGCATATCCGGATCGTCTGGGTTGCCTTCAACATCCTCACCAGAGGTTCCGAGTCCTTCCTGCGTCAGTCGGTACTCATGAAAACTCTTTGCGTCAGGAAACATCTGCATTTTTGCCAAAACATCTACCATATTCGGGAACTGCTTGCTGTCCCGAAGAAGCTGTTCGTATTCGGCTTTGTCCATCCATTCAGGAATTACATCGGCACGCTTCAGATAATCGTACACAACTTCAAGCGGAATAACCCCATCCGCGTACATCTGATGAATTGCTCTAAATTCTCTAGCTCCGGCGTCTTTTATTAGGAAATCGCGGCTAACCTCGAACAGTATTTCGTCAATTTCTGTTTGGGAAGCATTGTTCCAGTCGGCCCACCAACGCAATGTTTGCGTGAGACCGTCATCGGAGGTATCGGCAAGGTTCAAAAGAAGCGTTTGCTCGTTCTTCTCCTGCATAAGCAGCGAATTATCGCTTTCGGAGGCGCCGCGAGAGGTACCCGGCATCATTCGACCCCCAATAGCCGAGATTTGTGATTCTTTTTGTGCCAGAGCGCTTTCAAGGAACTTCAGGCCGACGCCATTGAACTCCAGAATCCCGGCTTGCTCACCTTTGTCCAGTATCCATACCGTGTCCGGGCCAACGCTGTATTCCGCCTGCGCGTTTGCATCGTTTTGAACCCAGTAAGTGGGGCACGCCGTGTAAAAACGTCCATGCTCAAGCTGCGCGTACGAATAATAGTGCGCATAATTCAAAGTCACAATATCCAGAATAGGCGGCTTTTGTACGTCTGGATGGTTCGTAAATGGCCCAACAATCAAAAACGGGATGTAATCCAGTGTTTGGCCACGCACCGTAGGGGTAATAATTTGATTGGGGATATTGTCCAGATCGGGAACGCTGAAAGAATCTAGGTCTTCGTAAAGGAACTGCTCGTATACGACAACACCATCATAATCATTCAGAAGAAGCATTCGGTAACGTACTTTGTACTCGTAAGGTGCCCACAAACCCTTCCGATCATAGTATATTTCCCGTAGTGTTACCTTTGCAAGCTTCCAGCGGCCATTTATCTCCGCCATCTCCCAATCGACTATGTTTTCTGCAACATAGTGCGCGATGTAGGCATCTCCTGTTCCGTCGGGGTTTGCGTCTACCAACATCCCGAACCTGCCCACAGCCAAAACTTCCTTTACCATTGTTTTGGCAAGGAGGTGAAGGGACATTCCGTCTTTTGTGATGTTGGAAATATTTGGCTTAAAACGTTTCGGAAGTCCAGAAATCTTTGGGAGACGCTTGAAAACTGTGCCATAAAGCGCATTAAGAGTTCGAGAAGTCATGTTGTAGAATACCGCACGTTGCAGATAAGCAGCGTACTGCTTCGCGTCGTGCATTGGCATTTTTGGGAGATATTTTTCCCTCTTGCGCTTTACCTCAACCTCCCCGATCTCGGCATCCCTAATTTTCTCCCATTCCGGAGCGTAATAAACGTAATCCGGGTGAAGAAAAGAAGACGCCCTTTGTGGGACGGCCATTTCGTTGCGAACAGTCGGATTTGGCACTTGTGTAGACATGTGGAGATATTGCTATATAAAATAGCACATGTCAATACCCTTCGGTTCGAGGGGTGAGACAAAATGGCGTTCTGAACGTTTTTTATGGATCCGCCTGCGAGAATCGAACTCGCTCCCCCGGAGTACAAAACCGGTGCCCCACCATTTGAGCTTAGGCGGAATTATGTACGATCTACAAGTCATAAACCGGTTTTATGTCCTGTAGATCGTACATTAGAAGTTGGTGCTGACGGCGGGATTCGAACCCACGACGCCCTACTTACGAGGCAGGCGCTCTGGCCGCTGAGCTACGTCAGCATTGGTGCTCCCGGCAGGATTCGAACCCGCGACGACCCGAGGTAGAAGCTCGGCGCTCTGTCCACTGAGCTACGGAAGCGTTTTCGCTTGCTCACGCCGATTGCAAGCTATTGAACTTGCGCATGTACCGCATGAACAAGATCGCTTTGTCTTCGGCGTTGGACGTTGCCTCGCCCATGTCGTCCATAGGAACAGGAAAGGCTTCATCGAATTCTGTTAAATACCAAAGATTTCCGGCATGTGCGTGTGTGAACCGGACGCGCCTATTTTCGGTGGCAGCGCGCTTTATATCAATCATGTCGATCTCCTGTGGCGGACGGCGGAGGAATTGAACCCCACACGAGTCTCCACGTGCGTACCGCTTTCCAAGCGGCCCCCGCTACCAAGCAGGATCACCGTCCGTTGTCTTCGGACGTAGGACACTTAGTGCCCTACGCCGAACTTTCCTCGAACGCCGTGGTCAGCAACATGTGTTGCCGCCCAAGCGAAAGGCTTCGTACGAACCGGAAGACCGGTGACGCCTGTGACGTAACCGACCGCCGACGCCCGAGCACAGTTTGAGCCGTGTCGAGGGTCGTCGTTGATGTCCAAATGGACTTCAACTTCGTAATCCAACAGTTCTTCTTCCAACTGCTGGTAAACTTCGACGGAACGATACGCTTCTTGCATCATTCGAATCATTGGGCGGTTCTTATTCTGATCGTAGTCCTGCGCCTTGTCTGTTGCAGTAAAAACGCGACATCCAGCACGGCGTCCGTTCTCGTCAAGTTTGGAAATTACGACAACGGTTGTATAAGTTGCCCACCAAATATCCTGAGAGTCTTTCTTTCGAGAAGGTCGCAGCCGATGTAGACATCTGAACCCGGAGGCACGGTGGCGAGATATGCCCGGACTTTTTCTAGCTTTTCTTCGGGCAGCATCGGCTGTCTCCTTTTTTGTTACAGGTGTAAATCCAATCCTTTCAGGCAGTGAACCCCGCCTTCGGGAGCAAAAACGTAACCGCACGTATCAACGGCCATTCCCAAACCTCGGCACACGCCTTTGAGGTGGTCTAGCGTTTACAAGCACCGGCACAAAACTTAATACGCGCCCGGCGTGCTCCGCCTTAACATCAAGATGTAAATCCAGTCCTTTCAGGCAATGAACTTCGCCTTCTGGCGCAAAAACATACCCGCATGTATCCACGGGGATGAAGTGAGTGACCTGCCCGTCTCGAACGGGATAAGTCGGATCGTGGAGGACATCGGCAACAAAACCAAACGCCTTGGCATTCTCGATTGCCTCGACAAGGTCTTCGCCGGTTCCGGCGTCCAGCACAATCGTCGTGCCGAAACCCTGATGGGTCTGCGCCTTCCATTCCATGTAAGCGCTGACCTCGGTCGTGACGCCGTCGCAGTTGGCGCGTTTCAGCCGATCCATGGTAGCGGTGAAAGCGTTGGCGGCGTGGGCAGCTTGCGCCATACCCTTACCAGCGTTCATGCTTTCCATGTCGGTACGCATGAGAATGTAAAGACGCGGTTCCATTGTGTTCTCCTTCGTGGCGGATGGCGGAGGATTCGAACCCCATGGACATTCGCCCATCCTCTGTTTAGCAAACAGTGACCGAGACCTACCCGGCAACACCATCCATTTCATCACCAATAGTATTCGTGCGGCTTTTTGTCAAGAGGCCATGTCATGTTATCGGTGTCTTCGCCTCGAAGAACAAGGCGTTCCAGTTTGCGTTCTTCCCGACGACGTGGGCGGGTGTGAAACAGAATGTTGTGGCTGGACGGAGTGCCCTGCCACCAACGCCAATCTTCCGACGACAGTTTGCGCTTGAGGTCGTTACTGCTCCCGATACCCATGTGGATGCGGGAACGCTTGCGCTTGTAGTTTGCCATGATTCGTCTCCTTGCTAGGCTAACGTTTCATAGCTGTCTCCTTTCTTGATGGTGCCAGATATCTCCGTCACGTATGTGATGGTGCCGCCAGGGAGAATCGAACTCCCACTAACCCCCTACCAAAGGGTTGTGCTACCATTATCACTACGGCGGCGTTACGTGTTTGGGATCATGGGCTGCCGCTTTTGCGGCGTCCCGCGATCAGGTCGTGTGTGTGTTTTCGGTCGGCTTCTGGCATTTTCAGCCAGCGCTGGATTTCGTCGAGTGTTCGCCCGCAACCACTGCAAAGCATGGTCTTCGGGTCAATACGGCATACCTTGATGCACGGCGATGGTACCATCTGCGACCTCGGAAATGGCAGGGGAGCAGGGAATCGAACCCCGTCTGTCGCGGTTTTGGAGACCGCCGCTCTACCAGTGAGCTGCACCCCCATGGTGTTGGTACTCCCGGCTGGATTCGAACCAGCGGCACCCGCCTTCGGAGGGCGGCGCTCTGTCCACTGAGCTACGGGAGTGTGATCTATCTCTGCATATCACATCCGAGCTTCGATGTAAATATGTAGATCAGAGTTGGTCTGGTGTTTTTCCGGTAAGCTGGTGCCGTACTTCCTCGCGGAGGGTCATGTTGCTGCGGGGCAGCGTCATGTCGGCACCACCAGCGGCGCGTTTCTTCGGCTTGCCATACCGCTCTTGGATGACATCAAACGGGTCACGTTCGACACGCACAATCTTCTCGACAGTCCGAGGCATCGAAGAACAGGCCCGGAGGACATTGACGCCAAGGGTGATCTGATCCGCCAGATCGTATTGACCGCCAATACGCGCGCATTCTTGAATGTCGCTCCAATGCGCCGAAGTCACCTTGTAACGGACATGTCCGTTCGTCAAATAAATTTTGACGCGCTTGGGCGAGTGTCGGCGCTGTTCAGACCGACCGACACGGGCTTCCAGCCAGTATCCATCGTTCATCAAGCTCACGAGTGTGGTGGACAACGGGCCGAAAGATATCTGCGGGTTGCGCAGCGCCTGCGTCTGTTTGATGTAGACCTCGCCTTCTTCGTCGTCATAGACGATAGTGGTCAGATTTCCTTCCCAGAGCGTGTCGCCGCGAAGCGTGCGCTGCCGGGGCTTTTGAATTTCGCCGGGCTCAAAGGCAGGCATGTTGCCCAAGCCGGGAATATGAATTTCAGAACAAGGATTTTCCATAGTCACCTCCGGTCGAATGCGCGAGCGCTGGCCATTCGTTATCGTCCAACGCTCGCGCATGGGCGTTAGCCCTTGAGCAGTTCAGCGATGCCTTCGGCACTTTCGCCAGCGTCGGTCAGCGTGGCGACGATGTCGTCGAGGATCACGTCCGCAGCGGCTTGCGCTACTCGGTGATCTTCCCGCGAAGCATCTTCTTGAGAGCTTCGCGCTCGTCTTTCTTGATTGCGCTGACGACTTGGGTCAGTACGCCTTGGTTTGGTTGATCGGACATGTGTCCCTCCTTGGTTACAACAAGGACAGCTTAACACGCCTACAACTGATTCACAAGGTAAAATTGGAGGACCGGGTGGGATTCGAACCCACGATGGACTTTCGTCTGCGGATTAAGAGTCCGCTCCCTTCGACCACTCTGGGCACCGGTCCATTGACGGCTACGCCGTCTTACGTGCCCCTACTCCGGGCTTTACCGGACGGCGCACAGGTTGTATGACATCCGTCTCTGTAATACGGATTAGAAGCCGTGTCAGTGGTTGATCAGCAAAAACTCCCCGGTGCCAATCAAATCGAGTGAAGGTGTAGAAGGCGTCGAGGCCAATAGGCGCGACAGCGACATCCTCGGGAATTTGACCGACAATATCCTTCTGGTGTGTTTCTTCTTGATCAGGAAGCCAGAGAACTAGGCTTTGATCAATGAACTCGGTTGGAGCACCGCCCATAATGAGCAGGTGGTGTTTTTCAGGGCGTGCCGGATGCAATGGGTTCGGCGGGCCATCAGGGTGCCACCCCGGTAGACAGGATTCTTTTGATGGCGTCAGGTTTTGCACCTTAACATCCGTCAAGACGCGCTTGTGTTTGTGTTCCAGCGGAGCTTGGCTGACCACATACTGGAAAAAAGGCGGTAGGCTGCGGTACGCCAGATCGAACGGCGCATACTTCCAGCCGTATTCAGGGAGAACGAATTCCCCCTGAAACGAAACATCAGTGCGTTTGGGCGCGTCTTGGTTGAAGACACAACGCATCAGTAACCGCAGTCGTAGTCGTCCACGTGTCGCGTGAACGTGCCGTCATTGAAGGTGTATACGACCTGATAGTTGGCCGTAAACTCGCGGTCAAGGGCGGGAATGACCACGTTCGAGATTGCCGCGCTGATGGCCTTGTAGTCGTAGTCACCTTCGGGCGTCAGCCCGAGATCGTCGGAGAGTTCCCCGTAAAGGCGCGCCTTGCCGTTTATATCGCTCATTCCAATCAACGAATCAGTTTCGTGCTTGCACGGCTCGCCGTCGTTGAAGTTCGGAGTGTATCCGTAGACATAGATGACGCCGACCGTGCCCATCTGATCGATGGCCTCAAGAACCGGGGACACCGAATCGGTGATAAGTTGAAGAAGTTCCGCTTCTTTGGTCTGGACCGCCTCAACAGCAGCCGTGAGTGTTTGGCACGTGTTCCTCCTATGTAAGATGAGAATCACATACCGCACTGGACAGAGGAAGTCAAGTATTGGTTGGGAGGGCAGGATTCGAACCTGCGACATCCTGATTCAAAGTCAGGCGCTCTACCACTGAACTACCTCCCAACGAGGATTGGCGGACAGCCGAGGTCTCGATCCCCAGACCTATCACTAGGCCCCATCCGCTTTCAAGGCGGTGCCGCACCCCGTGCGATTGACTGTCCATGGTACTCCCGACCGGACTCGAACCGATACCACTAACCTTATGAGGGCCGCGCTCTACCAATTAAGCTACAGGAGCAAATGTCCGTTGTCAAACTCCCAGTGACAATTAGGACATAGAACAACTAGATTTTCTATGGAGTTTACCACAGTAACCAATGTTTCCGCAGGAAAATCCTTGATGTCTCTTATGTGACAAACATGCGTGTGCTTATCGTAAGCACAATTCTCACAAACAGAGTCTTTTGCATCGTACGCCACTTTTCGTGCGTGCTGTCTGAGAAAAGCGTATCTTGAGCTTCTAGGCCCCGCAGTCGCCCGCACGTCCGCCAGCGTCTTTAGTTCCCAGTAATCTTCCTTGGGTTCCTTGGTTTTTGTTTTTCCAGTTCCCAAACGATTGTTGTTGTATTTTGCCGCGCATGAGCGTGAACAGAAACTAGGGTTTAAGGTTTTGTTCCCGCAATTTTTACAACAATTCATGTTACGTCCTATGGCGGATAGCCGAGGACTTGAACCCCAGACCCCTCCCGAGGCCCACATCGCTTTCGAAGCGAGTCGGCGCGCCTGTCCGATTGATTATCCATTTGTTGGTACCCGAGGCGGGATTCGAACCCGCAAAACCCATCTTTTGAGGATGGTATGCTATTCCCTTTACATCGCTCGGGCAAAATAATGGTACCCCCGGTGGGACTCGAACCCACAAAACCCACCTTTTAAGGGTGGTATGCTATTCCACTTACATCGCGAGGGCATGATTGAATTGGTACCCGAGGGGGGACTCGAACCCCCAAAACCCAGCTTCTAAGGCTAGTATGCTATGCCAATTACATCGCTCGGGCACAGAGCTTAGCTGTATTCCAGCGCTCCATGTTCTTCGGCTTGGGTGAGAAAGCGCTCAATCACACCCATTGCAAGCTGTACCTGTTCGACTTGTTTTGGATCAGACAGGATTTCCTCCGGCTTGATGCGCCCCCCATTGAATAAATCGTAATAGGGGTCATCAGAAATGACGACATCTGCGTCGTCGTTAAATTCGAACGGCTTCATTTCATTCCTCGTCTATGTTTTGTGCGCAGGGAGGTACTTGAACCCTCACGACCTCTCGGACACCGCCCCCTCAAGATGGCGCGTCTGCCGTTCCGCCGCCTGCGCATTGGTTGTCCTGAGAAGAATCGAACTTCTATCTAACGATTATCAGTCGTTTGCTCTACCGTTGAGCTACAGGACAGCTATTTTTAGTAGTCCATACTGACTACTATGAAATGGTAGTCCGCCGAGGTATCGAACCCCGTACCCACGCTCATCAGGCGTGTGCCTCACCTTTTGACCTACGGACCATGAATTTGGAGCGGAAGGAGGGTAACGCTCCCTCTTATCTTGATTGGCAACCAAGCGCATTTACTTCTATGCTACATCCGCATGTGCTGGCACCTATTAGATACCCAGCGACCTTTCACGGGACCCTCACGTAGCCAACGCTTTGGGTAGGTCCACGGAGGGTTGGTCTTCAACGCTCACCCCGGCTAGAGGCAAACTTCAACCAGTGCGCTTATCCGTGCCACACATTCGCCGGTGTGCGTTATCCAACTACGTTCCAGACCTTCGCGACGGCCTTTTCCGAACCTCGGCACACGCCTTTGAGGTGGTCTAGCGTTTACAAGCACCGGCACAAAACTTAATACGCGCCCGGCGTGCTCCGCTTTCACACCAAACTGGGAGGGATTTGCTACGCTGGCTCCCTCGGGCCTGCTACACGCTAACCATGGCGAGGCACGACGATATTACGGTCGCATCCGCCTCCGTACGACCCGGAAGAACGGTTTCTCCCCGAAGGGACTTTGGAGCGGATACGGGGATTCGAACCCCGACCATCAGATTGGAAATCTGTTATGCTACCGTTAAACACCATACCCGCAATTAGCACCGACACTCTCGTGTCAGTATACTGGCACCCACGGAGGGACTCGAACCCCCATTTTCATCCAGTTACCTTACTCATGGTTCGTAGCCATGGGGGTTACGTGGGTATGTCTTCTGCGTCAATAAGCTCGACGCCAGCTTCGCGGGCAAGCCGCATCATGTTGGCTGTGCCGCGTCCGCCGGAAAAAGCAACGCATAGGTCCGGCATCTTGAACGCAAGCATCCGTGAATTACGGGTACAACCGTCTTTGTTTCCATTGGCATCCCACAGTGCTTCCATAGCAACTGGTTGAATACCACGTTTCTTTGCCCAACGATGTGCCATTTGATCGGCACCGGCTGCATCACCATGCATTAGGAAGGTAAACTTCCGCTCAGCATGAAGCTTGTCGAGCACGGAGAACATCTCTCGCTGGTTGCGGTAATCTTTGCCGCCAGTAACCAATACGATCATAATGCCCTCCATTGTTGGCACGGGTGACGGGAATCGAACCCGCCTCAAAGCGTAGACAGCGCTTCTTCGTCCCAGACGAATACACCCGCATGTGTTTCTCTATGGCAGTTTGCGTACAGAAGTATGCATTTGTCTAGTTCTTTTTCTACCTTGTCCTAAGAACGATTTATGCCTCGCGCATCGATCCCGAAGTCTTTTTCTTCTGAATCTATGTGATGAAAATCAAGGGCATCATAGCACTTGTCATAACCACAACGTTGGCACTTTCCGCCCTTCTTTTCAATGGCCTTCTTTTTATGTTTTTGCTGCGGTTTTTACCCACTCAGTGTTACATGCGCGGCACCGCCATCTTTTGTCTGTTCTAAGGACAAACAAAGTCTTTCCGTGTTTCTTACAGCCCCTGAATTCTTCTTTGGCCATCACGCTTCTTCTGGGATATCTCCCAAGTCAGTCACACCGAAGTGTGCGTAGAAATCTCTCAGTTCACGCTCGTCAATACAGAAAGTGTACCAACGAACTTGACCAGTGTATTGGAACTGGTCTCGAAGGCTCATTGCTGCACCAGCAACAATGTCCGGGTTTTCCCTGATCCAGTCAGCATGCTCCGCGCATTCCAACATGGTTCCATAGCGTGCCTCGTGGCCCGCCCACACACAATGGAACGGGGGTGCTGGCGACATTTCTCCCGCACTCATCGCGGTGCAGAATGCTACGATTGGAACTAAACCCATTATGCTTCCTTCGATTTTTGGAGGACCGAACTGTCGTTCGATCTCGTAGAGATGGAGGACCGGGTGGGATTCGCACCCACGACGAGGCATGCGCCTACCGGATTAAAAGTCCGGACCATCGACCACTTCGGATACCGGTCCTTACAGACTAGCTTACGCTGGTCCCAAGTGCCCAAATAAATTGGGCGAGGTGGTCTCCGACCGCCCCGCCCGTTCCGCCTATTGACGTTTACGCGTCAACGTCAGGCGAACCCGGTAAGGCGTGGTAGACCACGAATTCGATCATGTCCCAAAAGTCGTTTCATCGTGTCACTCCATATCTACGGGGACCAACCAGTACCCGTTGTTTCTTGTTTCACTTGGCGTGGCTATTGTCCAGCCCATTTCCGCCAATCTTTCTTTTCTCTGCCTAATCATCACCTGAATCGTTGTAACAGGGTCAGAAGGCATCCGCGTTTTATCGTATTCGTATTCGATATACGCGGCTTCGCAGAGTTCCGTGATGCTGAGACCTCGCCGTGCGCGGCGAGCTTCCAGCAGAGCAGCCAAGATATTTGCATAACGCCCTTCAAACTTGCCCAAAACCCATTCGGGGCTTATTCGATACCGTGTGGGCCTTCCACACGTTGGACAGTATAGGTCTTCGTCAGTCATGGCAACCCAAATTAGGTGCGGTTTTTACCAGACCGCAAACTGGACCGAAACGAGATCCTAGAGGATCAATCGTTGTATACCCGACAACGGTTTGTCTGTCAAGGTATTTTTTGGCTCGGGTGGAGGGTCTCGAACCCCCGACACGCAGACGTTAACAGCATCCGGCTCTACCAACTGAGCTACACCCGAACAATTCGGATACCCGCATGAACTTCTTGGTGGACCGCCGGGGAATCGAACCCCGACTACCCGCTTGCAAAGCGGGGGTGCTCCCGTTATCACTAGCGGCCCTTTTTGCCCAACCCCGTGTACTTTGGAGCAAGGACTTGTCGGCTTTTTTGGAATGCCGACCAACACATCACCCGAAGGGTATCTCAACTTGCTTCGGTTGCGCGGCATATCAACGCGGCCAATTATTCCTGACTATCATAAACGGAGTCAGTTGTCAAGGACTATTTTCGAAATGATCCTCTGGTAGGATAATGAATGGGACCCACGGAGAAATCGCAGGCGGCGCACCGCCTACTGCGTCTGGATAGGTAACCGTGACCCGAAAACGCGCGTTACCTTGCTCCACATTCGGGTCGATATAAAACTGATAACTCATGTTGAAAGTTCCGACAGGAAAAATTACGCCGGAAACAGACAGCGGGGAATCGTGATACAAGCCGTCACCGTTTGTGATGACCCCAATTACATGAGGTTGTCCACAATCATCGCGATGTTTTTCGATATCGTTCCAATAGATCATAGCCCACGCTCCCGGAGGTGTATCAGTCGCGCGGTGCCCAGAGCGCGGAAACGTGACGCACGGGCCTCTGGATTCTGCCTGTACGCGGGTGGTAATATATTCTTCTATGCGCGGCTCTGCGAGCCACAAGAAAACGCCTAAAACCGCCGAAACAGCGGCAACAGCCGCTGGAAAATGTTTACAGAAATAAACAATTTGTGAAAACACAGACATTCCTCTTCAGTTTTAATTCATCGGGGGAACTGTCGGTAATTTTTTATACCATGCGTGTCATATAAAGTCAACACAACACGGCACACTCGGATCAAATAATTGGTGCGCGCGGGTGGGATTGAACCACCGGCCTCTGTCGTGTCAGGACAGCGCTACTACCGCTGAGCTACGCGCGCGCGTAATGGTACCCGGTGAAGGAATCGAACCTTCTCTGTCACGACTTGTAAGGACGCCGCTCTACCGGTGAGCTAACCGGGCTCAGTCGTCTAACAAGCGGACGACCCGAAAATTTGCCCCCGGCATCCACCGATGGGCGGTTCTCATAACCCGCCGATCATGCAGCATTGGAATGAGTTGTTCTTCCTGAGACGGGCGAAGATACGCCCGACCATTGATGTCATAGTACCGATCACCGAGACGCGTGTAGACGTGACCGTCCAGTTCGCAATACCACGGCTCGGCGTCTGGAAACGCGGCCTTGAGTATCTTGTAGAACTCGAAGCAAGCGCCTCGGGTGTAGACGGTCACTGCGCCGGGGAAACTGTTCCGTATGGCGGTGATCAGCGTCTCAGGGGACGATGTTTCTGCCATAGAATGCCGGGGCTCGCGTGTTGGCTGCACGGGCGTCGAAGTGATACCATGCGGCGTTGTCCTTGCCGGTCTGCCCGGTGCCCTGAAACCACTTGACACGTCCGATAGAGACGATGTGCGTGCAGTACCGAAGGTAGGGCTCCGCTTGGACCGTGTGTGCCCAGTCAGCGTCGAAAAGGAACCACGTAGGCGCAATGCTCGCGCAATGCGCAATCAATCGGTGCAGGATGTAATCGTTTTTCTTGTCGCGCTCCCACGGCGGGTTCGTAATGATCATGTCAATGTGATGTGCTTTGAGGTCACGTTCTGTGATCTCAAACGCATCTCTTTCGTCCACGTCATCACGCCATGCGCCGTCGAAATGGATGTCTGCTGTCCGGCGTGCCCCCTCGGGGCCGATGTCGGACAAGAGCCTCGCACGACCGTTGGTGTGGTTTTCAACGTGACAGGCAAGACGACCGTCTCCGGCGCAAGGCTCAGCAAAGAAGAAGCCACCCTTGGGCAGAAAAGAAACCAGTGGAAGAAACGCCGCTTCGGGCGTGAAGTATTGGCTCTTTTCCAGCCGGTCGAAGTCGGATCGCTTGCCCATCAGCCGTTGATCCCCACGTAAGATTCGATCACTTCACCGTTTTCGTTGGTGATCGTGTGCTTCCGTACGGAATAGACCTGCATCCCGTGATCGCCGTCATAGTTGGCGATGCGTACGGACATGTCGCCAGCGTCTTCCATCCCTGCTAGAACTTCTGTAAGGCCGGAAACGGTCATGGCGTTCGTATTGAGTGGCATGTAAGCTCCTGTTCCATCAGATATGCCCGTATAGCACAGTTTCTCGTGAAATGCAAGTGGATATGGTGGAAAGCGCATGAATTGAACCTGACCCGGTCAGACCGGAACGGGGTTACAGCCCGCTTACGTCACCAGACGCTGACACTTTCCGTTAGATATGTGACCAGACTTTTCGGTCTCTGATCATGTAGATGTAGGAGTGGTGGACCCCAAATTCTTTTGCGATGTGTGAGAAAGGTCGGCTTTCCTCGATCTGCTCGCGTATAGCGTATATGTCTTGGACAACCGGGCACGTGGATTTTTCTTGCCTCTGTGATCGGCTCCTGTGCGGCTGGCCCGTCCTTTTACGGCCATATCCCGCATATTGTCATAATGGTCCCCCACACTCAAGTGCTCCGGGTTACAGCACAGACCGTTGTCACATGTATGCATCACCAGCAGTGCGCCGGGGTCAATTCCGTTATGCAGGAAGTAAGAAATCCGGTGAGACGACACAGTTTTGCGAGAGTTTGGAAGCTTGATGTGGCCGTATGAAATATCGCAACTATTACTGGTCTGTCGTGCGCCCTGCCATTCCCAACATTCCTCGGGGGGACCGTATGTCTATTTTTGACCAAAAAACGCTCAGATAGGCTGTCGATCTGGGAATCTGTCAATAAGTCCAGTCTCGTGCTCCCGCGAACAGTATTGTCTGACATAAGATTCTCTTTTGTACCGGGCAGGGGACTCGAACCCCATCCGCCTCATTCACAGTGAAGAATGCAACCCTTACACCTTACCCGGCATATTCACGCCGGAATCAGGTCATCCGGCGCGAACGATGTCTTCATGGACCTCTGACACGAAAGAATCCATCCAATCGTAGTCAGGGGCCTCGCGGAGGGGCGAATTTTCTCCGATTCCCTCCAAAATAGCGATTTTTTCGTAAAAAACGTCCAAAATGCGGTCCATATCGACGTTTCCAGCCCGAATTTCGAGTAAAAAGTCCCGATTCCGCGCCGGAAACGTGATTTTTCCGGTCTGGAACAGTTCGATGCCTTCGTCAGCGATGCGAACCGCATGGTACAGCGCTTTCCAGTCAGCACCATCCGATTCTTGGGCGTTTTGGGAGCGTTTCCCTGCCTCGTTGACCGGCTTGCTGTAGACCTTGAGAGCTTCCTTGCAGGAAATGCCCATCGGGACCTGACGGGAGTAGACATCGAGATATTCGAGTGTCGAACCGTCCGGTTGCGGCTTCGGAATGATCTGCACGCCTTCGACTTTGGACAGCGCCTCAGTGACCTCCCAGACCTTGGCTTTGTCGTTTGGCGCAGATGCGAAGATTTCACACACCGCCATGAACGTTCCGAGGCGCTTTCCACGCATCGAGTAGCGTACCGCCTGCCCTTTACAGTAACCAGCGAAGGCTTTCGTGTTGTGAGACACGATTTTGTCGCGATTCGCGAGGACTTTCATCCAGATTCCGTTGTAGGCCACCTCCCTATAGTGCCCATGATCCACGCCGTCTGCCACGAAAAGCATCTCGACGGGGATCGTTTGCATGTCGGAAGCAAGTTTCAGGAACCTTTGGAGGGTGAAGCTCACGGTGTCAACGTCATCAGCACCGTTGGTGGATGTCATGGACCCGGTTGATTGGCTGATAACGGGTTTGCCGCGTCCGAGCAGGATTTCAGGCTTCGAAGGCAGGTGCACTGCCTTGTAGTCTTTGTCCGAATCGGCGTTACTGGTCCCGTACAGGTGAGAGCCAGCGAGGCATCTGAAAATCTCTGTCATGGCTCCCTCCTTCGTTGTTCTGTGGTTGTATGACAGGGACCGGAGCCCCTGTCAAGTGTCATGCGTCTGCGAGAACCGCCAAGATTTCGTCCTTCTGGTCCCGGATCGCCTCGACCGTAGCCTTCGGCGCAGCCGGATCGTCAGACCCTGCGATGGAGACGATGTCACCAAACGAGGGGCGGTAGTCCCGGTAGGTCAGGAAGTACCGCATGATGTCCTTGAGGTCCGCAGCCTTGCTGCGCACGTTGTTGTGTCGGCCCCAGTTACCGTGCAGGTCGAGGTAGACCATGTAGCCGGTTTCCAGATCGAGGATCGCCGGAGAGGTGTTCCGAGTCTCGCTATCGAGCGAGAGCTTGGTTTCCACCGTCGAGACCTCGAAGTGCTTTCCGGTCTGGCCGTCGCGGATCATGAGACCAGCGAAGCACGGGAACGTGTCGAACGTCATGCCCGAGAACACGTTGGCGTTCATCAACACGTAGCGGATTCCAGCCTTGCGGGCCTTTGCCACGTCGATGTCGATGTATTCCGCAGCGCCCCGACTGCCGTTGAGGATGTCGCCCGAGTGCACAGCGTAGTTGCCCTGACGAAGGCTCATGTAGGAACAGTCGCCTTGGCGGTTCAGGTCGGCGTCGTAGAAGACCGCTGACATGTCCACGTCACACGATTCCTTCCAGTGAAGGAAGAACCGAACCGTGTCGTCATTGGTGAAGTCGAGCTTGACCCGATCCCCACGCGACGTGCGCACATCCGTGTCCGAGGCCGAGCGGTTGCCCGCCGGTACGAAAACACCGAATGCTTCTTCCGGGACATCCCGGCTGAACGGAAGCTTCCCAGCAAGACGGCTGTGTAGACTTGCGTCCAACAGGTGCGTCAAGCGCGGGTCGATCCGATCAGGTGCACGATCCGACGCCATGATGGTACCGTTCGGCAGCATGTGGAAGCGCTTGTCGTGCTCCACAGTCCGTGTGAGGTGCGTACGAAGCTGTAGAAGCTTCCCCGCGTCCACGGTGTCGAACGCGCCCTTGGCAGCGCTCAGGAGCGCGCTCATGTCCTTGGAGGACGCGAGGCGGCTGAGTTCCGTCATGCGGCGTGCGAGCACGCCCGGACGATCCTTTGCGAGAGCAATCTTGCCCGCGACATCGGCTGCAGCGTACTTGCTCTCCCACGACTTCAACCAACCCGTACGAAGGTCCATCAACGCCGCGTAGGCGTTGGGTGCACGCTTCTCGAACGAGCGGATTCGCACGTGCGATGCGAGGCGCTTCCACGGCTCTGCATGGCGCAGGAAATCGGTTTCGTGGTCCGTGTTGCCACGAACGAGAACCGCTTCCAGAATGTCCATCACAGCCTTCGCCTGACTGGTCGTCAGGCGGAAACGCGGCGGCGTCTTGAGCGACAGGTCCGCCTCCTGCGTCACGGTGCGCCCGTGAATGCCGGTCCACGACTTCCCGACCTTGTGGCGGCGGACACTGCCGGACAGGTGCACGGCGAGGCGCAGCACGTCAGTCACGGAGTTGCACGCAGCCGCGTACTGGTCGTTCGTCATCATGTCCCACACAAGCGGAAGCTTTTCGCGGAACTTGATCGACGCCAGCGCCGAAGTCGGCAATGCGCCGGTCGAAAGCGCCCACTTCATGAAACGCGTTTCGGCGGACGAGAACGGCTCCAAGTTGGACATCATCGCCACCGCCTTGTCGGTGATGAACGATTCGTCCGCCAGCTTGATGAACCGCACCTTCCGGCGACGGTTCCCATCTTCATCCTTGAAGCGGAGCGTGAATTCGGCGTCAAGGTCGGTGTCGCCGCCCAGCCAGTCGTTCTGGAACCCCGTGAACGGGTCAGCGCCGAACTCTGCCGGGTCATGGTCGAACTGGAAGCCTAGATGCGTCATGAGCCAGCCGAGGAAGCGCACGTCGAACGGCAAAATCTGATGGTTCGGGAACCGGCGGTAAAGCGGAGACACTTGGTCCATGCCGCTCAGGTTCTTGTTCAGGGCCGAGCCCAGCCGCTTGAATGCAGCGCCGCGCTGTGTCGGCGTCAGCTTGTCCAGCGCCGCCAGAAGATCGGGCGTCAGAGCGTAGCGGTAATCGTATGCGAGCGCCGCGATATCCATGACGGATGCTTCGACGGTGCTGTTCGACCCATCGAGGTGGAATGCCCCGAAAATGGAAAGAATATCTGCGTCAACGTTCATTTGGTCCTCCTTTCAAACACCGAGAGAGCGGGGAGCTTTTGGTCAGCTTGAAATGCAGAGATTAGAAGTATGCCCCTGCCATGCGCTCGGTTATTCCGTGATACGTGATTCGGCTCTTATTGTCAACACGCTTGTGTTCAACACCAGTGTATTGAAGACATAGCCGCCAGCTTTTTCCAGACAACTGCTCTACCACTGAGCTACACCCCGGCACTGCAGGGATGGTGGGACTCGAACCCACGACCTGTTGTTTCATACGTTAGAAGTATGCTGTTGCGATGCGGTCTTCAAGACACTGATGATGTGTGAAGGAGCGAAGCGGGTGGCTTTGCTCTCTACCAATGATGAATTAGAAGTATGCCTGCCCATGCGGCTCCCTCGCAAATCATCAGTGTAAGTTGGGGGCTTCTGTTGCTAGGTGCCCCCGGACCCCTTGGACTTACGCCGCGATGGCAAGCGCCGGAGCGCGGTCATCGTTTGCGACGGAAGCCTCGATTGCGATCATGTCGATTGCAGTTGTGATTTCGAATCGAAGTTCTTGCCCTGATAACGGTAAGGCCAAGCCGACACGCCACTTCACTTATTGTTCCTGTCGATCCTATTTCGCCCCCATCAAAACCGCACCTCATTTTGAGCGTGCCATCGGCTATACCGTGTGACCCGAACTTAGGATCGGGTGCGGTTATGGTGGAGGCGCGGGGTACCGCCCCCCGGTCCAGAAAACCATCCGCTTCGCAGATGAACGTGTGTAGGGAAGACATAGACGATTCGAGCGGCTATGTCAAGCTCAATATGCCGTTGGAAACGTCTGAATCGGAGAAGTCGTGTTCTCCAACGTGACCGTGTCGACTTCAACGCGGTACACCTCGACGTAGAGGATCGAAATCTGATCCACACGAACAGTTGCCGCGCCATTGTTGATATCGACCCAATCCTCGGTCAGCGGTGTCCGCCGCCGGGTCTGCGCCTGAGAAAGCGCCGCGACGAGGCTGGCGACATTGGCTGTCTGGTGGATGGTGAGAACGTAGTCGCTAATCAGGCCACGTACAACGGCGAAGTATTCCATCGCGCTTCCTTAGATGTGGGTTCTGCCCAGCCGCGTCATGTGTTCGTTTTCATCGCCACATGACGCGGCTGGTGAAATTTGCGGGGGCAGGATTCGAACCTGCGTGATCCTTGTTCAGGAAACGGGTTATGAGCCCGCTGAGTGGCCTCTACTCTACCCCGCAACAAAATACCCATAATTGGTCGGCGTGGTGGGGAGTCGAACCCCTTGATGCATCACTATCCTCAAGCCCCGAGGCACGCCGAAAAATGGTCCGCGCAAGCACGAACAAGTATTGGTCAGGGCGGTGGGTCACGATCCCACGGCCTCCGGATTCCAAATCCGGTACTCTACCAACTGAGCTACGCCCTGATGTTACGTTGGGGCGCCTTTCGGCGACGTGATTTCTTCGTCCAGTGTTTGGAAATTCGATCCGCTGGCGACCAGACAGGTCAGGCCGTTTGGTGTCGTGACCGTGATCGTCCATGTGCCGGTTTCTTCGTTGCCCCAGACTTCCACGATGGCGGTGGCGGTGGAACCGCCGCTGCCACTCAGGCCAACTGCTCGGCGCGCTTCTTCGTAGCCGGGGCGAGTACCGGAAGGAGCGTCGATTGGGCCGCTCAGGCGTGCCTCGACAAGCTGCCGTGGGGCACAGTTCTGTTGCTGGGCATCAGCGGGGTGCGATGCAAAAACGGCCAGCGCCAGAGCGGGCGCCGCAAGAAACTTCCACATGTTCATGTCCTTTTCGACTTTGGTGCTCAATCGCACCACATAAAAGTTACGATCCGGTTTCCTCTCAAACCAAAAAAGTCACGCCCGTGTTGTGTTCTTGCTTGGCCGCTCCTGCGGAGCACGAGACAACTTGCGTAATACAATACCATATTTTCTTGGAACTTGTTGAACCCTATGTAGGTGATTCGGACGCCAGTGTCAAGAACTTTTTTGGCCCACCACGCGATGGTGACTTACGTTCCTCCCGCCCGCAGAGGAAACCGTGTGTGGAGACGTGACCCGGAGTCGAACCGGGATTGACGGAGTTGCAGTCCGCCGCGTAGCCATTCCGCCATCACGTCATGGTCGCGCCACCCGGTAACGATCCGGGCCGGGTTCTTTATGAGAGAACCTTGATCACCATGATCTGGCGCAGAATTTGGTAGCGCATACGGGTTTCGAACCCGTTTCTCTGCCTTGAAAGGGCAGCGACCTTCGCCAAGAAGTCCAATGCGCCATGAATTTGGTGTGCCGGGAAGGAATCGAACCTTCATCTTCGGGACTTCAATCCGATGTGGGCACCAGCATCACCACCGACACATAAAACGCAAACTTGAGATTTTCAATCCCACTTGCCGTGGGCTACTCTCGTGGACCCCAATCCAACGGCTCGACCCGACACATCTTTTGGTGTTGGGGCACCGCCAGACATATCCTCGACTTCCGCTTAAAACTGGACATCGGGTGGCGCGATTGGGCACGCCATGCCGCTGCCACCACGAACCTTACGGTTCTCGTCTGGATGAAACAATCTAGGTGCGTGCTCGATAAGGGTCCCGTAGGACAAATACCGTTTCGTGCTCAAAATGATCGAGCACGCGCCAAGATTGTTCCCCAAAAGGGACGCCGGTCATCGGATAACCCCCGTTGGGAGGTCCCTATCGGCGCACATTGCCATATTATTTATCACAGCTATCGCCGTGGCAACGTTCAGAACACCAAATTGTCAAAAAGCGTGTCAATGCAGAGCATCAACTTCCCTAGTCAGATAACTGATTCGGGGTGGTTTGTCAAGCGCTAAGTACCGCTTCTAATTTTTGGAAGGTCCTACAGGATTCGAGCCCGAGTCACTGGATTGAAAGTCCAATATCCTTGACTAGGCGAAGGCATAAAAGGACGCTACAACTCTGAGACAAAGATTTTCGGAGACGTTTAGATCCGGTTGACTTTGGCGAGACATGTAATCCCGCCGCCGGTACGTTTCCTATTTCACAGCCTTGGTCTCTCGTTCGTATGATACCTAATGCTCGGTACGGGCTGCGCCTCATGGGGCGTATATGCGCCAGTAAACATGGTGTCGCCTCCTATGTTGGCGGTTCTAGCGGAGTAGGCGTCCGCATCTGATGTAATACTAACTACACCAACCCGATTCGAATGTCAACAACTTTTTTGCGTCTGGTCACATTTTTCTTCGTATGGGCTATTTTTCAATCTGTAATTGTCCTAGCCCGTTCCTGTCGATGTAGCGGTCCACCTCTTCCGTGTTCAGGCGATGAGCTTTGGGAACGTGGTTTCGACCGTTGCGTATGTGTTCATCCACCCACTTCTCGGCTTCGAGGATGCCGCAGATCATATTGTTGCGGGTGGGTCCGACTTCAAGTTCCCAGACTTTCGTTCCACTTGGCGAGATGATTGCCAGTTCATGGATTTCAGGTTCGTGTCCCTTACCGCGAACATAGCGATGTGTCAGTAGGTAAGTCATTACAGTCTTTCGTCGAAACTCTCGAACGCGTCGGTAATCTTGTCTGCCACTCGTGTGTGGAACAAAACAAAGTACAGCCCCACCCAAGCCAGTGCAGCGACCAAAAGCGCTCCAAGCGTGAGCGCCGCTCCAATCAACATCATATCCAAAAACATTTCATTCCTCCTTTTCAGCCTTCTCTGGCTATGATAACAATCGCCGCCAGTACAATACCAGCAATTACCACGTACGGTACTGCTTCGATTAGCATAGGTAGTCCAGTCATGTCATTCACCCTTTAGATAACCATCAGTACCACGATCTCGTTAGCCTGTCAAGGCACGACGCACTTGTTCTGGATCATGGGATTGATCAGGTCCCGGCGAAGATAGCGATAGATGTCCTTGAAGCAGTCGCCGTGCGGTTTCATATAGGGCTTCGAGCTTTTTCGCCCAAACCGTTTAATCTTCGGGCCGTATCGGAACTGAACATGGTGAGAGACTTCGTGGGCGACGAGACACCAGAGGGCGTCTTCGGGGTCGATGACGGTGATGCGCCCGATTATGGGGTCCTTGTCGAACGACTTGTATTCCGACCATACACGGTTGTTTCTTTGCCAGCACTCAAGGTTGATTTTGATGCAGGACGCACCTGCTCGGGACCGGATGCCCGGAGTGCTTCTGACGATGAGGGCTTGATGTGCGATGGTGCCTGCGTTAGCGGGCAGATCAAGCTCATATTGCTTGAGGCGGAGTTGCCTGATGCAGCGCTTGACCATCTTAGCAACTTTCTGCGCCTCGGATCGGCTGACGTTCTGACCGAGAATCTTCATGTGGGCCTCCTTCTGATTCGCTATGAACAAATGTAACTCACAGCGAAAATGATGTCAAGTACCTGTTTTACAAGAGATTCTGAGGCTCGGCCCAGAATAGTTAAAAATGTGTTAATCCATATTTGAAAATTTTCAAATTTTTGGAGACCGGTTTTTTGAAAGGGGGGTGGGGGGTCTAATTCTCGGCTGGGTCCCCGGTTGGTGTGAGAGGCGCTGCCGGGTGCTGTAAGTGGTAAATTGGTCTTGGCCTAGCTAACAGCTACTACGCGCGCGAATCACCCCCACCCCTACCTCCCCCTTGGGTCCCTCCCGGTTTCGAATGTCAAGGTTCCATGTTTGTGCCGCGATGTTTTTTGCATCGCGACACTTTGTCCTTGACTTACCAGCCAGCATCTGCCTCGACCAGCAGGTCCGTGAGGTAGTCCATGCATTGCGATTCGATCTTGTCCATCAGGCGCTTGCTCACCCGCTTGCCGCGCGAGTTATAGACAATCACGTCCTCAACCTCGGTCCATGCCGGTTCGTCGCTGCCGTAGCTGTTGCTGCCGCCATGCGAGACAGTTGCTTCAACCTCAACCTCGCACTCATACTCGGTTCCGTTGTGCTGGATGTAGACGGTGGCGGTGATGTTGGTCATTGGGTCATTCCCTTGTTAGCGTTTCGATGATTCTTTATCGCACTCCTCGCCACGATTCGCAATAGAAAAATCGCACGCCCTTTCATTTATTTGGGCAGGGCCAGCACGCTAGGCGGTGCATCGTACGGGGCCAGCATGTAGAGCGCTGCCACATCATGCACAGGCTCTTGCGTGTCGCGCCGGTAGAAATAGGGCGCAAAGGTCGGCACGTACGTGACGCCCACTAGCCCGGTCAACGATTCCAGATAGGCGCGCCATCCGTCCACATCATGCGACACGATTCCAGCGTCGATGCGCGCAAACGCGTGGACATTTTTCTGCCCGGTGCGGCATACCTTGGCGCGGCCAGCCCTGCCCACAACCATGCGGGCAGGGCCATCGCAAACGACGACTCGGGCGTGGGATTCGACGCGGCCAGAGCGGCGCGATTTGAGCGACCAGACCCTCCGGTGGAGATTGAAATACACATCCGCCATCTGAAAGCTTTGCGAGTCAGCGACGGGCGGAAAGAGGGGGTGCCGGGTCATGAATTTTGCCTTTCGGGTTTTTCGTTTTGTCACATCTTTCTAGCGCGATTCGCGGGCAAGGTCAAGCGCCTTGCCCGCATGCCTGCCCTACGCCACATCCCCTTTGCGGGTTATGAATTCCGACAGTTTGCCGCGCCAGATGCGGCGCTCGGTCCACTTGTCCCAGCCTTCCACGCTCGACACAGCGAGCCACAGAGCGCCATCACCGGCCTGCGTCAGTAGGTAGCCATATTCCACGTCACAGGCCGCGCGGCGCGTCTTGGCGCGGCTCACGCTGCCGCTGCCGGTCTTGTTCGCTGCCACGAAAGCGGCGGCGAATTCGTCGGCCTCGTACCGGGGGAGGGGCCATGCCACGCCAGAGTCCAGCGTATTGTTGAAATAGTTCCACGCCCATGTCGGATAGCCGTCGTGGTGGATATAGACGTGATGCGATTCGCGGGTGTCCTTGAAGGTGTAAATTGCACGGGTGCTCATATCTGAGTCCTTTCCTTGGGTTTATGCCCCGCGCCTTTACCGGGGCCGCGTTCTTTCTGTGCATCCTTTATGCCTGATTCGTAGGGCGCGGTCAATAGAAATTTTCCGCGCCCTTCTTTTTTACCAGCCTTCCCGCATGGGGCGATAATCCGACCATTCGCCATCATAGACAGCAGCGATGCAGCCTTTCAGGAAAAGCGCCACGCTCTTGACGTTGCTTCCCGCATGGAAGCGCTCGACAGCGATCTGGCGAGCGACACGCGCGTCGGTTCCCAGATGGAAAGGGTGCTGAACCGCCTTGCCTTCCTCGATTTCGACGGAGAGGGTGAAGGTCGAATGTGCCATGGGTGTCTCCCTTTCTGGCGAGGGCTGCGGGTGCCGCCCTTTCTGCATCCTTTATGCCTGATTCGTAGGGCGCGGTCAAAAACTATTGACCGCGCCTTACTTTTTACGGTGTTTCACGTGAAACAATGGCGTCCAGTAGCGTTTGCCAGTCTTTCGCGGGGATTGCCACGAATTGCGGCGAATTCGTCGCGGTCGCGGCGCGGGAAAGATTGACCAGAACCGCCCGCAAGCGCTCGGAGTCGTTGTGTTGCGCCTCTTGCGTTTCGATGCATTCGATTGCGACTCGGATCGTTTCCGCGATCTCTGCCCCGTCAAGGTGCGGATTCAGATGCACGTTGCCGGGTTGTGTAGACCCTAGAAGGGTCCGCAGCATGTTTGCGGTTGCGTTCAAGCGCCGACTCCGGTGCCGATGCAGAACGCCACGCCATCCCAAAGCCATTGAACGGGGCCAGCGGTGGCGAAAAGGGTCAGGACATTTTCCGTCATCTCAAAGCGCAAGCCGGTGAGATTCAGAAAATAGGTCATTTGATCGGGCGTGATGCATTGCGGCATGTCAGACCCTCCCCAGCCGCGTCCAGCGGCGACGAGTCGGGCGATTGCGGCGGATTGCGTGGCGGGCCATGAAAGCTTTCAGAATCATTGGGTTTCCTTTCGGGTTTGGGTGATCTCAGATTAGGCGGTGCGGGCGATTCTGTCAACCGCCCGCGCCAAGTTTCATGCGGTGGGCGACACGTAAACCGGGCCATCCGCGCCAGCCTGAATCGGCACGTAGTCTTCGCCAGCCGTGGCGCGTGCCGAGTCCATGCCTTCGCTCAGCGCATATTCAGGCTCGCCAATGAAGCCCCAGCAAGAGTCGATCTGCTCGCCTTCGGAGTCGGTGACGGTGAAGCCGTAAACCTCGCCATTCGCCCATGCCGAATAGGTCTTGACTTCCTGTTTCAGGATTTCCAGAACCTTGGCGCGCAATTGCGGGCTGATTCGCTTGACGCCATATTCGCGGCGCACATCTTCCCGGCTCACGTAGATGAAACCGAAAAGCCCGGAGTCCCATGGGCAATGAAAGGGATTCGACTCGGCGGCGCGGTAGCAGGTGCCGGAATGGTCATAGAGCCAGACCGGCAGGCAGATGTTTTCACGCGCGGTGGCGATGCGGCGCGCTTCCTCGGCGCTGCCATGGGGCGGGTTGTCAGGCGATGCATAGCGACCATGGAAGCCAAAGAACCGGCCAAGGTTGCACCAGTCACGCGGCGACTCGCTACCGGTGTCATAGTGAACCTCGACAGTCAGGTCGCCAACATTGCGGGTTTCGATTGCGTCTTGCATTGGGTTTCCTTTCCTCTGATATGCCTTTGTAGCACATGTCGGTGCGATTCGCAAGCATAATAATTTACCATGCTTGCGAATTCAATTCAGCCGATTTTCAGCAGGTCCGCAGCGGGGTTGTTTTCCAGCGCGTCCAGTTTTCGATTGACTTCATCCAAGCTAGTCGAGAATGTCCCATCCTCGGATTGAGTCCCGTCCAGCCAGTAACCGGGCTGACCGTCCACATGATCGGATTCCAGTACATAGCCCATGATGCGGGCGCGGGCGTAGGTTTGAGGCTCGGTCATTTTGTTTTGTCCTTGTTTAGCGTTTCAATAAGTCTTTATCGCATGGGTCGCGGCGATTCGCAAGATAAAAAATTCGCTTATCCTTTGTTTTTTGTATTGCGAATCGCGGCGGCGCGGCGTAGTGTATAGGGGAGGTCAGGAAAGATCGGCGGACACCGATTGAGTAAGGGGCGGGTTAGGAGTGCAGAATCCGTTCTTTTTTTTTTTTTTGCGCGCGGCGCGGAACGAATCATGAACAAACGTGTCAAGCAAAAAGCGCCCCGCAAGGCGCTTTTTTTTCACAAGGCGAGTCCGATCACTAGCAAGGCATAGGTCAGGACCGCAAAGGCAATCCCGGCGCGGATTGTGCCGCGCCGGGGGTTGTCTGTCATGCGGCGCACTTGATATCCGCCATCTTTTCGGTCAGGTCCCACAGCGCCTGATTCAGGGCGGTGGTTTGGGCAATGCCCTTGACTTCCCGAACCTTGGCGCGGCGTGCCTTGCCATTGGTGCCGGTGATGATTCCCCGCTGACCGCCGCGCACGGTGTTTTCTTGCACGATATTGAACGCGCTCCACAGCGTCGGAGTCTTGTCCGCCGAACGGCGCGCCCGCAGGAGGTCCAGAGGCTGGACAGGGACCGCCGACTCGTTCAGGACGGGCAGGGCGTCGGGGTTTTCCGGGTCCGCCTCATAGGCGTTGGCAAAGCGCACGCGGTGCGCAGCCTCGGCAAAGGTCAGGGCCTCGGCGCGGTCAAGCGTGATCCCCTTGAACCGCTCGACATGTTCCAGAACGCGCGGCGCGGTTTGCAGCATGTTCAGCGCCCCGTCGCGCACATCCTCGATGACGGTTTTCCCCGCGTGCCGAACGGTCACGGTGTCGAACGCTTCCCCGGTGAAAAGCCCATTGGTGCAGACAAAGCGGAAAATGCCCGCGATCATCTTATAGGCGGCGGTCCCGTCATTGGCATTGACCAGAATCACCTCGAACGCTTCCCCGGTGGTATTGGTCAGGGACCGGTGGCGCAGCCGGATCATGTGGCGCGTGTAGTCCTGTTTTCCGGGGATGCGGGTGCGGGCCTGTTGCGCCATCACGGGCATGAAATCGGCGGCGCGCAAGCCGTCCAGAACGTTGACGGTCGGGATGGGCACAAAGCGGTCGGAACGCGACTCGTGGGCCTCGGTGGCGAAAAGCGACGGCACGGCGCGCTGCAATTCGTCATTGGAAAGCGGGGTTGCGCCATCCCAAAAGATGTTGCCGCCGTTGCTCATGCCATTCATGTAACGATTGTAAGCCATAGTCTTGAACCTCTCAGGTTTGTGGGGTTGCCCCCGTTTCGGTAAGTATGTTTTCGCATAGGGCGCAGTGATTCGCAACACAAAAAACAGGTCAAACAAAACTTTTTTCTCTTGCGAATCGCACAACGGTCGGCTAGGTTGAATGTGAGGTCAGGAAAGCCTAGCCATGGCGAGTAGGGGACGGGTTAGGAGTGTGGGGTCTGTCTTGACGTTGGGGAACAAAAAGAGAACGGATTCCGCTCTCTTAAACCGTCCCATACTTGGCGCGGGCGGCGCGCCTTTCCTGACCTCACATATACCTTAGAACGATTCGGGCAGCGGTGTCAATAATAATTTACCGATACCTTGTTTCACGTGAAACATTGGCGGGGCGGTCCTATCTCGGTCGAAACGAGTCTGGATATACGCCCCGCCGTGCCCGCCGTTAGGCGGGATGCGTGCCCGAGTCGCCAATGGCGATGACTCGGCCCTTGTTGAACGCGAAACCTTTCTTGCCTTCCGCGTTTCCATCGGTCGCGGGATAGTCGAAAAACACGTTGCCATTGTCACGCAACGCTTGCGAGGCAATCGCGCCACGCTCGCCGCCGACGCGCCGCTTGTAAACTTTCGGCATGCCGACGCGAGTCGTCACGGTGCCGTCTTTCTTGGCGAAAGAGACTTTCGTGATCTGCGCGCCGCGCGCGGCAAGCTCAGCGTCCACGACGCTTTGCGGCAGGAATGCGATCAGCGCGGAGTCGATATTGCGGGCCATGGGTTTGATCCTTTCGGGTTGCTGCACCTTCGGTGCGTTTCGGTGAGTCTGTTATGCCATGCGGCGGGGCGATTCGCAATAGTTTTTTCGCCCCGCCTTGCGTTTTTCTAGCGGTGTTTTCCGCCAGACTCGAACGCGCGCCGCTTGGCTTTCGCGCGCCTTGCCTCGCGCCGCTTGGCTTGCACGCCGTCACGGTCGCGCTTGCGGTCGCGGTTTTCGTGCTTTTCGTTTTTCCAGTCTTTGCCCATTGTCTCACCTTTCTGCGCTTTGATGCGCTGGGGTTTGCGGGGCGAATCGCCCCGCGTTTGAATTTAGAAATGACCTAACGCGATGTAAAGCGCGATCAGGATTCCGAGTGTCACGATTGAGATGCCTGACTCCTTTTCTGGAATGCGTCAATCTTGGCCTTGACGCCATGGGCCGGGATGAAAACGCTTGCCTTGTTCGGGCTGGAATTGCCGCCGCATGCGAGGCAAGCCGCGCAATCGGTTTTCTTGCCCGCCGCGTCCGACGCGGGGCAAAGGAATTCGCGGCCTTTGACCAGCGACTCGGCGGGCGTGCCGACTCGGAATGTCCGGTATCCCATGGCTTGCGCGGCGATTGCCTCACAAGGCGAGTCCGCGCTCGCCATGCAATAGCGGGCGAATTCGGGCGAACAAAACGACTCGCGCCATTGATGCGTGTATCCGGTGCAGCGCCCCGCGTCCGCCAGCAATTCCGCCCAAACGTCGAAAGGAACGGCGGCGGGGTCGCCATAGGTGCCGAGTCGCACGCTCAGACCCGCCAGCAATGCCGCGCCGTCCGCGCCAAGCGCGACAGGATACTTGCCCGCCGCGTTGTGCTTATAGACGTTCAACGGGCCTTGAAAGACCAGCACATAGCAGGAACGATTCACGTTCTGCGATGCGCGCCCATCTTTGCCCGGTGTCACGATATCGCCCCGGTGCTGACAATTGCCGCAGATGGAATAATCCGCGCCGGTGTGAATCGCGTCAACCGGGCTGATATCGGTGCGGATGATATAGGTTTGCACCATGTGACCGGTTTTGCGATTCTGCGATTTGGCCTTGATGCCGGTCGCGATCAGCGCAATGGGCGCGCCGTCGATCTGCGACGGGCCTTCCCAGAGTTTAACAGAGTTTGCCATGGGTTTTCCTTTCTGGCGTTGCGGTGATTCCTTTCTCGCATATGCCACGCCGGGATGCAAGCGAAAAAATTTTGCGCAAGCTTGCTTTTTTCTCTTGCGAATCGCTTTGCCCGGTGTCATACATAGATCACCGAAACGGCAAACAACGCCAAAACCCAAAGGAGACTTTACACATGACGACTCAGACCCACGGTTTCGACCTTTCCACGCTCGACCCCGCCGCGCTGGAAGCGCTCGCCGCCGATGCGGCGAAACTCGCCCCGAAGGTGCAGAAGGAACGGCTGGAAGCCGCCCGCGCCGCCGCGCTGGAAGTGATCGAGTCCCACGGTTTCACCTTGCGCGACGTGTTCCCGAACGCCAAGCGCGTGACGCCCGCCGCGCCGAAATTCCGCCATCCCGACGACGAGTCGCAAACGTGGTCCGGGCGCGGTCGCAAGCCGGTTTGGCTTGTCGATCTGGAAGCCGCAGGCGGCGCGCCGGTCGCGATCTAAGGCGCGCCACAGAACAAAGGAAAGGCCCGCCTTGCATGTGCAAGGCGGGTCTTTGTGAATGCGTTGTTTCACGTGAAACAAGCCTGCGCAAATTTTCTATTGACCGCGCCGCGCGAATCGTGCAAGGTAAGGCATAGCAAGAAAGGAAACCCGATGGAAACCGCAGCACAAGCAAAAGCCCGCCTTGACGCCCAAATTGCCTATGGCAAATGGAACGTCGCAGGAACCACCCGCCGTTTGCGGGAAGCGCAATTGCGCGAAATGTCCCCCGCCCGCCGTGCCCTTTCCATCGCCACAGAAAAGGCGATTGATTGCGTGATGTTTTGCGCGGGCTGGGCATTGTTCGCCGCGTTTGCGTGGTATGGGATCGGGGGGCTTTTCTAATGCTGATACCCGAACAAACAACCCGCAACGCAATCCGGGCGGGTGACGTGATAGAGCACAACGGGCGAGTCGTCACGTTGTGCGCACGTGATATCCGCCGGGATTCATTCATGGGAGTCACCATACGGGGCGAGTCCTACATGCTGGGGCGCAAGCCTGTTATCCGGTTGCGCCCATATCGGACGCCACAGGGGGCAGCGTGCCCGCAATGCGTGAACGAGGGCAAGGGATAGGGCTTGACGAATCGCGCCCCGAGCGATACGTTGAGTCATGGCGCAGGATAGCACGCGGAGTCGTGCCGTTACTGTAAGCGGGTGCTGGTCACCTAGCGCGGTGCGAGGCTGAAATGTCTGATCTGTAAGCCGCCAAATTAGCCCTTGCGAATCACCGGGCAATGTCCTAATCTGAATGTGAGGTCAGGAAAGCGCGGCGGACACCGGGCAAGTAGGGGACGGTTTAGGAGAGCAGACTCTGTCTATCTACAAAAGGTTAACGAAAGCTTTCTCGCCAGATTTTTTGATGGGGCGGGCGCGCTCCAGACAAAAACGGCGCGCGCGCTATAGAAAAAATGAGAAAACGTAAAAACGGCTGATCGTCAAAACGAGCGATCACCAGAACGAGCGTGCGTATTAAAAAATGAGAAAACGTAAAAACGACGGATCGTCAAAACGCGAGATCGTCAAAACAAAAATGAGAAATAGTCAAAATAAAAATGCGATCCCGTCAAAACTGCGTTTCACCAGTTCTGAAACGAAAGCTGGGCGCGGCTCGGCTTAGGCGTGATGGGTCATATATGACCCCTAAAGCGGTGTGAGATGCCATAAATGACTCATTGAGGCCCGCTACGCGGGCTTCTCCCAGTTCGCCAAGCAGCGCGAGCTTTCGCGCCCCTCGGCGTGACAGTGATAAATATAAAAAATACGCTCCCGTCAAAACTCGTTGCAGTCGTTTTGAAACAAAAACCCCACCAGTATATAACTGGCGGGGCGTTCCATTTGATCTTCTGCTTTTTGCTCAAAAGTAAAGCCAAGCTCATGGCTCTGATGCACCTTATATAACCGATTCGTGCTGGTTTGTTAAGAGATTCTTTATCTTAATGCTCGTTTTCAGAGGCAAAAAGGGGTGCTCCCCGCCGCTCGACCAGAGTGTCTGGGAGCAGGACCGCGTAAGCGGTCGCGTGGCGGGGAGCGGTTTTGCCGCACAGGAAACCCAAAACCCTGCGGCATGAGAGGAACCTACTTCACCTCTCGAACCATGTCAAGCTTAAATATCTCCTGCGTCTTCTCGGGCAGCCAGTGCGGGTCAAGTTGCGGAAAGTCCCGCCTGTGCGAGAGCATGGACGGGTTGCGTGTCTTGTCTCTGGGATCGACCCAGCGGTGTACCAGCTTCTCAAGAGAGAGCACCAGCAGCGCTACATGGCGCGGTACAGGCTTGAGACCACGGCACCAGTGCTCGACTGTTGTACGGTTGAAGCCCGCGTAGCGGGAGAAGCCTTCGATGCCCTTACGGTGGCCCCAGATGGACTCGATGGCGATCAGCATGTCCTCGGGCCACATGTAGCCGATCTTGCGGCCTTGGTTATCGACATGCCACCATTCTGGATTCTTGCGGCCTACCACCCAGCACCTACCTGATCATCAATCGCGTTAGTAAGGAGGCTTTCATAGACTACGTAACTCTGGCTCTCTCGCCACGCGCCTTCTTCGCTGTACGTCTTGTACCGAAATTTATACCCCTCGAAGAAAGCTTTCTTGATATACTCCGCCATTTTCCTGCAATTCATGTCATACCCATATTTAGATTCATCGGGTCCCTATACAAAATAATAGGGTCCCTGTCAAGTCGGGAGACAGGGACCCTTGGATGGGACTAAGGTCCCGCCGGGTATTGAATGTTTATGGGTCCCTACAATGTAATCGCAGCTTCCATTTCTTCTTGGGTCAGTCCCAAGCGTCCTGCCTCGTTTCCCTGTGCGTGTAGGAATATTTCCGGCGGTGCATCGGGATGGTCGTCCATGCAGTTCATCTGCCACTGCCCCATGTAGGCTCCATATTCATCCCACACCATGCGATGGGACAGGGCGCCAAAGTCTTGCTCATATCCGGTCGGGGTTTTTACGATGTCAGGTTCGTCCATGTTAATCCTCCTTTTTTGCTTAACCTTACATCGCATGATTCGCGCTCAGTGTCAACACGCTACAGCGTAAAAAGTCACGTTCTGACCAGCGGTCTCCCGATAAATTTTATGCAGTTTGTTAATAAATAGGTATACCGGCAAGTGAATCAGGCTGGGTCCCTAGAAAATCAACATCTAAGGAAAGCGAATCGTGCTTTGGCAATGAAAGCAGGCTGAAATCAGGTTGGTTCGAGAATTATCTCGTAAGGAACAGCGTCAGTAATCCACCTTGGCTGATTGATGCCCTTAAAAATAATGGCATCTTTGCCTTTACCGAAATAGTCAGACATCAAAAAGCATCTTCGATATCTCCAGAATTCGGGTTGATGGCAGTGACCCGCGTAGCGGGGATTTTTGGAAAGCTTGGCATGATTCCCTCCTACTGATTCTGTGAGACCAGTATAGGCCCCGTCAGGGGCTTCTACAAGTCCAAATATGACGTTTCAGACAAATTGTCACGTGAAAAATCGAGATGTGACAAAAGATATTTAGCAAAATCAGTTAGTTATATGTTCACCCGATTCTGGTATTGTAATTCGTGACCCGCCCGGCGAATCAACTCAGGTGGGTACCCAAATTGTCACATCTGAGATTCGGCTAGAACGAATCAGTTTGTGGCGCGTCCCCGAGAAAAAATAAAGATCGACCGACGAAAACGCAGGGCGGGAAAATTACCGTGATCTTAATTTTTCGCGTGGCTGCTGGGATACCTTGGTATTCTGTTGGAGAAAATGGTAGAGCTACTGGCGATCTTAATGATATCTCAGAGACTCAGACTTTTCTCCGGCTGCTACAGACCCTTTTCACATTCCCCCTACCCTGCATTTGGAATCCGTTGGATCCCGGAAAAAAGACCCGGTATATTTCAACCGGGCCAGTTTGAAGGAGGAACACCAGATAGCCTATCTGGTGAAATATGTGTACCACAAATTGTCATATCTTGTCAAGCGATTTGGGGTTGACGGGTCACAGCGAATCGGCTAGATGTAAGGCAGCGGTAAATTTATATGGAGGACGACATGACAGACTGGTATGAGCGGAGACACGAACTGGAACCGGACATGGTGTTCACGGACTACGAAGGAGACCTCGTGAAACTCGACCGGCGGGTACCGGGCGACGGAACACAGTGGTACGTGGCTGTGTGGTGCAACGGCGGATGGAGCTACGAGGACCACAGCATCGAGCCGGGTGATCTGGTGACCAAGGTCGATGAGGCCAAGGTTCTGTCGGGAGACTATGTGACGGAGGTGACGGTATGAGCACGATCCCAAGCACCAAGGAAGAATTCATGAAAGACTGTGCGAAGTTTACCCGTGTCATGGGTGATAAGAGGCACACACAAGCGCAGGTTTCCGGGGCACACAAGGCGCTGACCTTGCGATACCTCGGACTGACGCCTGACACGCCTTCGGAAGACGTTGAACTGTGCGCCATGCACCTCAAGATTGCCACCGAAGGTGCGATGGCCCGTGGATGGGAGTTGGGATCATGATCGGCTGCGAACACATCAGGATCGAAACGACGCAGGAATGGCCCACCGTGTGGGAACTGTCGCACATCGACTACCGGGGGGGTCGGAATGTCATCGCTGAATTCAGGGATGGTCCGCTGCAACGCCGACTGGTGTTGGAAACGGCGAATGCTGCTGCCCGCGAAAAGCTGGTCGGGATCATCGAGATCGGTGCGAGTGCCGATAATCTCGCCAAGCTGGACGGCCTGCATGGCGGATTCAGGATCGACGCGGATTGGTAAGAACAATTCGTTGACGTGCCCGCACGAATCAGGCAGAAGTAAGGTACAGCAAAAAAGAAAGGAACCCAGATGGCACTTTTCAACAAAGAACCCCGCAAATTCTTAGTCCAAGGACGGACCCCTTTCCCGATGGACATGTTGCGGTACGACTCCTGCTACCCGCAAACCACAGAAGACGCGGCGAAAATTGCCCGGTCGATTAAGAACCGTCCGGAGCGTCGTGAGATCGCCTTGGCAACGCACTCCCCCAGCGTCACGAATGGGCGGTGGTCCAGCCATGGCTGGCGCATCATCGAAGCATCCGATGAGTTGCGGATAAGGTGATCGACGCTCGCTGGATAAAGTGCCACATAAAGAAAGGAACCCAGATGACCATCCTCGACGCATACATCGCAGAGCGTAACGTTCTTCGCCGCCTGTTCAACCAGCCGGAATTCGCTCAGAAGGGCACGCTGTCAGGCCATGACGCCGCTTCTCTCTACTTCTGCCTCGATGGCGATCTCGCCCCCGAAGTCCTGACGGCAGACGGTGAGGCGTCAACTGATTTCGTGCGTCGGCGTGGTGCCTTCCTCCGAAATGCCGTGCGGGAACTGGACGCTCTGGGCTTTCACCGTCCGCCCGATGTGTTTGGGCTTCCCGAGCAGCGGGCTGCGTGATGGACTGGATCAAAATCAGCAACGAGCCAACCATCACGGGGAAATATCTGGTGGGTCACGGCGGTCACGCCGAACTGATCCACTTTCTTGCGGATGACAAAGACTGGGTACATACGGCAAAAACGGGCTGGCAAAAAGACCCGCGTTCGTTCGGTGCCACGCACTGGGCGGAGGTGTCGGACGTTCCGAGGTCCGACGAGCCGCGTCAAACGCTCACGAGCCTGCCGAAGGGCGCAGTGATCATTGTTTCGCGGGATTGCTATGCGAACAAGCGGCGCTACGGGACGTACAATACCGTCGTTCAGAAAAAATGGGGACCGTTCACGTGGAATGTCAAGGCTAGACTGCCTCGGTATGACAGCACGCCGGTTACGCTCAAAAAGGGAACCCGTGGGATTGTCCTGCGTACGGATGTCGTCAAGGGTGTCTACACATACCATGTGCTGATCGACAGCGAGGGCAACAAAGCCCACGGAAAAGTGGTTGTGTTCACGGAGAGAACGGGCTACAACTTCTACCCAGAAGCCGATCACTTCTTCGAGCGCAGTCGTCGAGGTATTGTTCACAGCACCTACAATGGCGACCGCCTGCTCGATCCCGAAGCCTACTAGGAGGACCCCATGCACGAAACACACAAATTTCTGATCGGCTCGATCCCGCACCTCGGAACCGGTATGATGTTCGAAGACATCGTGGCATCGCCGGACAATCCGGAAGGGGGTATACCCCATGATGAATTCGAAGGGACCCATGACCTGATCCAATGGCTGTTCCCGACGATGACTGCATCGAAATGTCAGCCCCAAACTCCCGTCTTGACATGGGAGGACGTGACGGCTATGCATGCAGATGAGATGATTCCTCCTGCAATGGTTCGGGCGAACCAGTTCATGCGCCGCTTCTACAGCGGGCCTGTCGGAAAGCCCCGCCTTTTGGCGCACCGGGATCATAACCATCTTCGGATCACGCGTGTGATCGAAAGCCTATCCCTGCTGCACAGCCCCCAACTGGCGCAGGAATTTCTTCGGTTTATCAACCAAACAAATTCGTCAAACGGCTACCCGGTGAACATGGATTCGGTAGTATTCTGGAACAAAGCTCGTTTCTACGGGGACAGGATGCGGGCAATCAACCGGTAGCAATCTTTCCCATTCCCCTCTTGCGTCCGCCACCTGCGCGGGCGTAAGCCAAATATTGAGACACGCTGTCAACGTAGTCGTCATTTTTCCCGTTCGGGAAGACAAATAATTCCGACTCTACATCTGCAATCCAATCGTTGCCGCTTTCAGGCAGAAACACTTCTGCTGCGGCGAACATTGGCGTTACACCATCAAAACGGAAATCCTTGGACTGCTGCTTTGTAGCAATGGCAATGACCGGAGCAAAGCCCGGTTGTTCCTTTCGGACCTGAATGTACTGCGTACCTGCGCCACGGTCTTCGACCAGAATCTGGTCCACTTCCCAAGACTTCGCAATGTGTTCGATCCATTTGACCTGATCGTTGAACTCCTTACGGATTCGTGCGGCGTGTACAAGATAATGCTTACGGTCCACTGTCTCAATCCAGACCGTCGCCGCAGAATAGTCTGCACGTTGGTTTGCCTTTTCGGCAAGGTCAACGGACAGGCTGACACGCTTCACCACCTTCTCTACCAAGGTTCCATCAGATCGAACTTTGTCCTGCGGCATGGATTTCCAGCGATGCACATCCTCCCGCTTCAAAATACCACCTTCCTCGTCGGTAGGCACGCCTTGATACAAGGAATTCCACGAACGACCTGTGATCCCTCGCTTCTTTGCAAGGTACCAGTCTGTCCCGAAGACCTCGGGCCAGAGACCTTCACCGGGTTTGCGTCCCAGAGGGTCGTTATCCACCGCAATCGCCGGGATGTTAATGACCTCCCACGGGTAATCCGAAATGCCGTCAGCCATCTTGTTCAGTTCGTGTCCAATCAAGTCATCTTCATGCCAGCGAGTCGCAACAATGAAGATGGGGGAACCGGGCATGGGGCGCGTCGAGAAGTCATCCTCAAACCACGCATGTAATTTCTTTCGGCTGGTGGGGCTTTCGGCGTCTTCCCGAGATGCAACCGGGTCGTCAATGGCTGCAATCTCTGCGCGGAAACCGGAAATACCAACACCCACGCCGACTGCCTTATAAGATCCTTTTCCAGCGGTGAACTCAAAGAAGTCAGCAGAGGCGGAAGACGCGGATAGACCCATTTCAGGGAAAACATCACGATACCGTTCATCCGAGATCAAGCGGCGAACGGGTTTTCCTAGCTGGTCCTTCGCAAACGTCTGTGTGTGCGCGCCTTGCAACCAGCGGTCGTTCGGGCGGCGTCCTAGGTGCCAAGCAGGGAACAGTTTCGAAGCATACGTACTTTTTGCCGACCCCGGTGGAAGTGAAATAGCAAGACGCATGATGTCCTTGTTATGTACCGATTCCATGTGGTCGATCAAGAACTCATGGTGCAGCGCCGGGGCCTCTGTCCGAGACATATATTCACAAAATGGCGAAAAGCGGTACGGGGCGGCTGCCAAAAGAGCCGCGTCATATTGCTCATCAATTGTTTTTCGAAGGTGCTTTAGAACCCGCAACTGGTTAGGAAGCTCCGAAGTCTCCGTCATCGTGCGGATACCAAGCTCCAGTGCCGGTTCAAGTGGCTTTTGCTTTCGAATGGCTTCATCACACTTCTCGATGAAGATATCGAATTGAGCTATTGCTGATCGAAAGTTTGCACGTTCAGCTAGGGTTATCATTGTTTTTCTTCCGGTGTTACGTCAATCATTTCTGGCCCCGGGTTTTCCCGAGCAGCACGAATAACGTCAGCGGTGTTTTCAAGAAGACGATTCACATCTTTGATGTTCAGCTTCGGCGCATCGGCATCTTCTTCGTTTTCTTTAGCCTTACCTTCCAGTTCCAAAAGCTTTTGGATATTGGAGACGGCAGTGTTTGCAGGATCAAACTTACCAGCAGCAAGCGCTTTCTCATAGATGTTCTTGAATGATTCCGCTACCCATTCCATGGTGAGGCCCATATCTGCTAGGTCACCAAAGGTTTTCTCACTCGGATTTTTCATCGCCACCTGAATCTTTTGGGCGACTTCCTTTTTCAGTTCCTCAACGCGAGCAATGACGGCGGGGCTGGCAGCAAGGCGAGATGCCCCGGCGGGATTCTGGTTATATCCGGCCTGAGAATACGCCTTTGTCTGGGACAACCCTCTTGCGAGGTGCCCAGCAAAAGCTTCATGCTTTGGGTTGTCGAGCTTTGGCATCTTTCAGGAACCGGATTCTTTCTTTGATCAGTTTTTGCTTCACCATTAAAGCAGCAGAGGTTCGGCATCGGGACAAACCGACACCGAACCTGCAAATATAAGGATCATTTCCAGCCGCTACACAACGAGCAAACATTTCGTGTTTCTCATTACCTAGTTCTTCGCTTCGGGAAAAAATTGTTTGTTCCTCTGATTTGTTTTTCTGTGCTGCCATAACTCGTACTTGAATATTTTTTCCTGCCGACAGTTTTCTGTGGTCTGGTGTTTCTTACTAATCTGGCCGTTTTATCGCCCTCGGACTCTACGGTCACTTTTTCTTCCCGCCTTTTCCTTTGCCTTTACCTTTGTACGGCATATCAGACTCCACCTATCAAGGTTAGTGGTCGGCTCGGGACCCGACCTAGTTCTAGTGCCCCATAGAGCGCCAACAAAGCAGCTTCCGCACGACCGTCAAGGGTTCCGCCTCGGGGTCCTTTGAACGCGGTTGCTGCGCCGGGAATTAACTGGGATGCGCGGGCGCACGCAGCTTTTTTGTCAGCAGGCACGTGCATATCCTTTTTCCATTTTGAGGGTTTGATCTGAGTTATTGGTGCACCTAGAGCGGCGACAACGCCCCGGATCATCCCTTTCCCCTGACCAAAGTTGAAAGCCGAAGTTACCCCCATTTGAGGGGACGAAAAAACTTCTTCCATGTAAACGTGTTCTACATCATGCGCCTTTAACGCTTCCGCAATCGCGTATGGGTCAATCTCAGTTCGGTTTTTTGTAGTCATGAATTCAAAAGTAGGCATATCCAAAATACGGATAGCGGCGTTCTCATAGGATAAGAACGCCAAAGCACCGGAATTTCCGGGGTCAATGCCAACCACTACACCCATACATTTATTCCTGTGTCATACACAAAATCAACCAGTATAATCTGGAAATTCGTACGAGAAAGGCTTTCGAATTGGGCGCCGTAAGCGTCGCATTTCAGAGTATGCCGCGATTGTGCTATCGTATCTTTTACGCTCGTACTCAATCCGCTCCAAGTCTTGTTTGGTGATGCAGACATAGGGGAGCGGTACACCGTTTTTAACAGCCCTTCGGTAAACCGAAATCTTGCAAGAATCTGGGACAGTAGTAAACGGAACAAGATCACCTTCATAACGAACAAGAAAAGACTTATTACCATCGGAATCTACCGCTGGGTCAAACTCTTCTGGTTCAAGTTGTGTAAACCATTTCATAAGTGATTTAAGCATTTTCAATTACCCTTTCTGATCGGCGCAAGCCGTTTAGATGCCAAAACTCAATCAAACTATTATTTTGAAGCTCGCTCACGTACTTCTTCTCGCTTTTTGGCCTGTTCAAATTCAAGCTCTGCCCGCGTCGGTGTTTTCTATCGTCACCGCATCACAATACCTTTTGGTTAATTGCTGCTGACATAGGCGTACCCCCTGTTGGAAAATTGTCGGGTCCCTTACAGCCTTTAAGCGGAATAACCTTCAAAACTTCCTCGGCATGTACTCTAATCTTTTTTCCGGGGCGTCCTAACTGCTCGCCATATGCGACAGCTTCGCGGCGAAGTACGTCTTCTACACGGACTTTGATCTCGGTGTCGCCTATTCTAGCAACGACAGCTTCCCCCTTCTTTGCAGGAAACCGCACGTTGTTCTCCATGACCCACCGGTGTACCAGCGTGGTCTTGATAAACTTCAAGCGCGAGAACGCCCGGTCAAAAATGCGAATGAGGTCTGCGTCGGAGGGCCAGCCGAGGAAATCTTCGAGGTACCTGCCCGTCATATAAGCGTCGGTAGTTTCCTGCATTGCCAGTGTGACCACCGCTAGGAACTCCCGATCATCTCCGCCCACAATACCAGCCGACGACGCCCAGTAACGTACGTCATCAAGAATTTCTTTTGCAGCGAGTGCTTTCGCGTCTGGATGGTTCCACGTAGGACGAGGTGGATATGAATTTTGCATGGGTATCCCCGAATTTGTCTCACATATTGCTCCACAAAAAAGCACATGTCAAGCCCATGCGGTTCGGTGGGCATAAAAAACGTCTCGGTCGCAGGTTCGAACACTGTCGCAACCACCAAATAAAAGGCCCCCGCCCGGTAAGGTCGCATGCGTGACGGCGTCCGACACGAGCGCAGATCATGTTGACGACCAGCCTGTGTGCGTTGTCAAATCTTGTCCAAAATTCGTGGAAATTTCCTGTTGACTGTGTGCGCAAGAAGGAGATGACTTCATCCAGCTTCTTCGAGCGCGGTGACCCGCGCGTTATCAGTCCTGTACCTACTTTAGGTCTCTCGCCTCCGCGATTCGGGGGAGCACCTTACGGCACGGCCACACCAGCCCAGTGAATCATACAAAAGCGATCTCCATTTTGGTTACAGGAATAAAAATAGCGAAATCACTTACACATTTGTGCTGGCTCCCGGAAATATACAAATAGCGATATCTCTTTCACTTACATCTAATACCTACGCCTCTGCTTCCCTAAAAAATATATATAACTAGAGAATATCCGGGGTTGCGGTGCGCAAATGCACGAAAAAATACACGTTTCGTTAACGAATCAATTCATGTAACCAAAAGAGAGATAGCGTTTGCTATATCTCCGGGAGCCAGACAATTCGTGTAACTTTTTCCGATACACATATTATTTCTTGTAACCAAAAGGGAGATAGCGTTTGCTATATCTCCGGGAGCCAGACAATTCGTGTAACTTTTTCCGATGCAGGTGTCGCGGTAGCACTTACAAAAACTTCTTGACATCCGCTGTCCTACATGCTACGAGATGTGCCGTCAACAGAGGAAGACCAGAGACGTGATAGATGCGCCTGAGTTCGTTAGGGCCGTTGTTAAAGCGGCGTTAGCAGGTGAAAAGTACGAGCACGAGAACAAGACACTCGTGAATGTTCTGCACCGCCACGTCAACTATTACATAGACGAAGTGCCAGACGAGACGATTGTGGCAACTTTCGATGCCTTTGCAGACCTCTGCACCGGTGATCGCGTCTACTCGAAGTTCGAGATCAACGAGGTGATGGACCCTTTGGGTATCTCTGCTGACCACTATTATGTGTACGCCCGCATCATGTACGTTGCTAAAGGCGGCGAGAAGATGCCTGCCATGTATCAGGTCATCCAGAAGGGGACGGCGCTTGAGACGTTGCGCGCAGCATTGGACGCGCAGCGGCTATACGCCCGTGGCATCGTTCATTGTTCTCTGGCGAAAGGCGCGAAGTGGGTGGACCGCCATACGCCTATTGATCTTCTCAGCGACAGCGGACATACGTTTTCGATGACCCCGAACGCGATCTATCATCGCCTAGAGGGGAAGTATAAATACACGAGCCTGTGCCCGAGGGAACGGCAGAACTCGGCTCCGCACAAGGCGCTGGCGCATGGCTACCGATGGCTTCACAAAGAGCAGCATCAGTGCTTGACATGCGGGTTTCACGTGAGAATGACGACAATCGAATTCCAACGGTCCAAGCCATGCCCCGGCTGTGATATGGATGGAGGCGAGAACGAAACAATATGGGCCGTACTCGATAGAGAGCCATACTGTCACGCATACGTCTGGGTCGGGCGTCGTCCAGATTGGATCAACGCCATACACGACCAAGTTGATATCGAACCTGTTTGGGGGATCATCCCCGAACATGCGATGGGTGAGAAACTTTTCTTTCAGCGCGTAAATCCCGGACGGGGTAGGCAACCGCTAGACGCGGAATACTTTCCAATCAAGGACAAGAACATTTCCGGAATCCAGTGGGCGGATGAGCCAAGCGATGACGTGGTTCGGATGCTCACAAAAGTGGGAAGGCTGAACAGAGCAAAAGCGCTCCCCCACGCAATCGACTACATCGCTGGACGCGATCCGAACTCCCGCTACGCGGGTATTGACGGCTTCCTGCCTCTCAACACTTTCCACAACGCAGAATTTGTGCGTTGGGAGCAGGGGATACCCCAGTATGAATTCGAGGTAGAGGATAGTCCGATTGCGAAAGCTTTGGGATTGGCGTGATCCCTTAACTACTAATATAGTATCACTAATAGAAAAGAAGCCAAATAACGGATGTCATGATGACCGTAACCAGTGGAATGGGTCCAAATATATCTGGGAAACATGATGCTACATCGAACCTATAGGTTGACGGCTCCACACTTTTGTGGTAGCGAAAACTGTTTCTCTTGAACATCTCACATCCCTAGCAGACCCTTTCGGTGGAGGCATCACATCCCGCGACCCGATGTTGAATGAAGAACGCCCGCGTGGGATACCGCCCCTACCCTGCGTCGTGAACGGGCGGCGGTTTCAATCTATCAGCGCCCGCGCCTTCAAGACCAGTCCCGCGAACATCTCAGAACCGGTAAACCTCTGCCCGTCCCCTTCCATTGGGAAGTGGAGGGTGTGGATTTTGCCACGCTCGTGGAGGCGTGTGAGTTCTACGACACCACAATTCACTACATAAGAGGGGTTGCCAAGCGCATCGAGGAAGTGGCAGTGTGAGTTACTGAAACCGAATCAGTGCTGATCACAGTTCGGCTGACAAGTCGAACCGAATAAGTGCTGATCACATCATAAGGAGTAACTACACATGAGAATTTCCACATCCAAGTTTGGTGTTGGCGGCGTCATCGCTTTCTTCGCTTTCGCCTTCGCCATGCTCGCCGCATTCATCACCCACATCGTCTGGATCGTCACGACCCTCATGGCGAGCGAACCCACGACCGGGGGACAGATCGTGCTCGCCGTCCTCGGTGTTCTGGCACCGCCTGTGGGCGCGATCCATGGCTTTGTGCTCTGGTTCTGACATGCAATGGCAGGCGGATTGTTCCCCGGTATCGGATGGAGCCATTCTCCGCGCCCGTTTCAAAACATTGACAGGAGGAAATTGATGTCTACTGATATCCCGACAAAAGCCTTACCCGCGCTGGGTGCAAATCTCAAAACGCCCCAAGCCGGAACATCCGATGATGTTGCGGCCCCTTTGTTGCATGATCCGATGCAAGCCGCCGAGGATTTTTCAGGCCAACCCTACAACCGCACGGGGCTGGGCTATATCATGCACGGGCACGGCGCACACAAAGACGCGGCTCTGTCTGCGCGTGGTGACACTGTGTTCTCCAATGGTCTCGACCGCTACGTCGATATCATCACCGGATATGGCTTCGTTCTGGCGGGAGATTTTCCATTCATCGACCGCCGCTGGGATAATCGCGCCGAGAATTTCTATGTATACGTTCAGCCGGAACTCGGATTGGTTCTGGGATTCGACACGTTCGGTGCGTGCGAAGAAAAAGGGCGTCACGTCAACGACGGCACGGTCTACTACAATTGGAAGCCTGCAGACAAAAAAACGATGTCCGACTGCACGTCTTCGGGAAGGTTCCATAATTACGATACGGACCCCGTTTGGGTCGGATATCACGATGCCCGTGAGGCCCTGATCTTCAAAATGGAGCGACTGCGAAAACGGGGTGAACTTCTTTCGAAATGGGAATCCAATCCGTTCCTGTGGTTCCTGCACCACGACGATACTTACAACGCGCCCTATGAAGCGGCGCTAACGGAATGGTACAAGACTGATCGCTCGACGCCCGCCCCATGCAAGCGTGATTTCCCCGAAGACGACTACGACGCCATCAATCGGGAACGCATTGCAGCGATGCCATTGGTGCAAGAGATCATTCAGCCCTACAAGGAGGGACTTGAATAATGGAATTGATCACTCTTGGCGGCGCCATCGGCGTCATCATGAGCACGCCAAACCTTTTCTCGGCATTTTTCTTCAAGGTCGTGCCCGCCATTTTGGGCTGCTTGATCGGCGCGTCCAAGCGCATCAACATGGGGTTGCTGTGACCGAGAAAAATCCTCTCATGGCGCTGGCAACCATCGCCTTTTGTCCGCCGGAGACTCCGGCAGACGCCCTGCGTTACATTGCGCAGGAGGCGTTACGCGACCTGTATCCGGAGCTAATGGACCGGATACCGACCGGAAAGATGGTTCACTATCTCAAATGTGACGCCAAGAGGTGCATGCACCTCGAAGTTCATCCGGCATTGACATGGGATATGGTGGACAAGCCGTGCCCAAGCTGTGGCGAGAACCTGCTGACGCAGGCCGATGCAGAAGCATACCCCTACATGGAAGGAGCGCGCCCCCGCGAACATTGTCCCTTCCATCCAGACTATGTTGGACTGCACGAATGGCCTGCACCATCCGAGCCATGTCCTGTATGCGGGGTGAAAGGTGGTCCGCTTGATATAGATGAAATCAACGAGAAGTGTGTGGACAAGCCCTGATTCGGCGGTTCAGAAGGTTCTGGCGCATATCTCTGACCTTTATATCGAAAGCGCTCGACGTGGTGGCAGGAAACAACCGCAACGAATACACTACGTTTGCTTCGAACTTTAGGTCTGCCAGCTACACAGACAGCGGGACGTGGTGATTTTTTCCACGCTCTCGTGGGTCTCCGAGACGATCCACGCATGCTTTTACGGATACCTCGCCTCGTTCTGGAGGACGTTGCGATGGGTTTCAATTAAGTGCGTAACGGCTGCCTGAAACTGTCATTCCTTGTATACAATCTTGTAAGAGGTTGACACCTGATTCTAACTGCTGTAGTATACACGAGACAACCATAGGAGGTATGGCAGTGCCAAAAACTGAGATTGACTACGAATCTTTTTGTGGAAAGGTTGAGTTTGCCGTTGCCACCTTGAATAAAGGTGTCATACCTGACATGAAAGATTGTCGGTATGATATTGTCCGACTTGAAGAAGGTGGGCTATTCCACATTTGCCTGATCCGTGCAATTGGATCAGATAGGCCAACATTTCATATTGCACGCATACTGATGGGGGCATTTTATCCGGATATGTCCAAAGAGGAATTCATGGCTCTTTCGGATCACGTAGTTTCTGGAAGAACGAGCATTGAAGCCTTCGATGCAATTCCTATTCACGTTTTGTATGAATTCTTCTGTGTGCCGAAATGACCTGTAAAGACTGCCGATTTTCCGAGAAGACGGAGGTCGATGAAACTTCGACTGAGTTCACAAATGCGCTGCAAGAAATGGCGTTTTTCATTGCCGCACAGGTCGGTGCGCTAAACCCGTATTCGGGAGACATCAAACCGTCGCAAAAAGATTGCATAGAGAGGCTTGCTCGCCGGGAGTTGCTTGGGGATATGATGTGTCACCGGTTTCCAAAAGCGGTTGCTGTTGAGCCTGACCACTGGTGCGGGGAGTTCTCTGAGTGACGTGGAATCTGTTTCTGGATGATGAGCGACAACCGCCTCGCGATGGGCGGGAGTGGAAGATTGCACTAACCCACCAAGACGTTGTGGACCTTATTGACGAGCACGGAATGCCTGTGTATGTCAGTTTTGATCATGACCTCGGGGACCTGATTCCAAACGGGGACGGCTATCAGGTTGCCAAGTATCTGTGCGATTTGGACATGTTCACGGACTACAAATTCCCGGATGACTTTGATTTCTACGTGCATTCGCAAGACCCGGTTGGTACTGAGAACATCCGCGACTACATGAGAAACTATTTGAAGTTACGGATTCGGGAATGAAGCTGACACGCGCACAGCAGAAGTGGTTGCATAAGCTCCGCACACATGGCTTCGTTGAGCGCGGGGGTTGGGGACGCGGGCAGAGAAATCGCCCGCTGTTTGCTCTTGTCGAGAAGGGGCTGGCAGTGTATGGTTATGGTCCAGAGGGATCCGCTCTCAAGGTAGAGGGGTTCGCGCCAGTGGGCGATCACCCTGTTCGGAAGCCGATCTCTGAAACCCTAACGTCCGCGATTACGTTCTTGAACGGACATTGAACACTTTGGAAGGATTTACGAATGGGCTTGACACGGGGTACGGAGCCCGTGTAGTGCTGGGGTGTTGGATAACAGAAGGAGACAACACATGAGAATCTTGGCCATTTTAGTGGCAATCAGCCTGACCTACGCTGTACCTGCCCAAGCCACACAGGGCGGGAATGGGAACAACTGGTGGTTGTACGAACCCGTACCCGGCCCGCAGGGTGATCCCGGACCAAAAGGACCAAAGGGCGACACAGGACCAAAAGGGGAAAAAGGGAATGATGGAAGGGATGGCCGCGACGCAGACGAGAGAGCATTGGCTTCTGTGGCTGGCTTGGCCTCGATCCACTTCCAAGACCTCCATGAGGGCCAGTGGGGCGGCGCAATTGCTCTTGCCGGAGTTGACGACAACGTCTCCGTTGCTTTCGGCGTGAACTACGGCATTGCGGAACAGTCCGACTTCTACATGTCGGTCTCACAGTCACTAGACGGTGGACCGGTCGCGTGGAACGTTGGCATCAATTTCTCGTTCTGAGACTAAGTCCTTACGCGGGTTGTCCGCGTAAGGACATCACAAACTGGAACGGAGGCGATATGTACGATCCTATTGGTATCAGCGAGATGTTCTACAAAGAGTTCGACCCTGTGGGCAACGAATGGAACATCTACGAAGTAGATTCCGTCATATCGGACGGCGTGACTCACGACAATCTTCTGACCACGTGCCACGAAGAATGGGAGGCTGATCGCGTTCTTTACGCGCTGATCTTCTGTTACGAGGAAGTTCGGTCATGAAAATGCAGGCGCTGATTGACTACCTGAAAGAGCACGGCACATTTCGATTCCATGCAGCGGAAAATTGGAGGTATCACCCGTACCCAATGTATAAGGCAATCGCCCAAGCTGACAGTTTGGGCCTCGTAAAGCTGCGTCTTATCGAGGAACGGGAAGAAGGGATAACGCCTTTGTACATTGAGGCAACGCTGGCTTCCCTAGACAATTCACCGCTCAAAGAAAGTCCGGACCCAGCCGAACAGTTGCGAGCACTTGCCGATGATACTGTTGCGACAACTTCCGCATATCGCCACGATTTGAGGCGCGCCGCCGATCTGATCGACCAGATGCGCGCGGCATTGGAGCCGTTCGTGTACGCCTACCGGGATACGAATTCGGGATTCGGTATTGACGCGGCGACGATGTACAAGACCGCCAACCACATGAGCCAGTACCTCAAGGCAACTGACTACGCCGTGGCCCATGAGGCCCTATATGGGCGCGCGTGGTCCCGAGAACTCGACATTGAAAACCATCCGGAGAAATGGGAAGTAGGTCAGGAGGTTGAGTGGGTTCGCGGGGATGGGTACGGTTATACTTATCCCGGTCTGAAAGGGGTAGTCGTGCGCTTGTCAGAGGATTGTAAGACAAAGAAGCTTGGCGAATATCAAGTTTTTTGGTGCAGCCCCATTGAAAAAGACGGCAGCGTTGCAAAAGCAACATTTTGGACAACACCCGGAGACGTAAAACCATGTTGAATTGGAGCGCACCGGGACCGCCAGACGGCAACGTCCCGCCTACGGATGAACGATAGATGTCTGTTCATGACACAATCGTTTCATGTATGGCGAAACGGCACGATGTAATGTGCATTTGTTGTACTGCCCAGCAGGCGGAACATGAAGCTTATCAATTTGCCAGCGCACATACGCCGCTCGAATTGAAAAGAAACCCATATACGCTGTTTTAGGAAGACACACACGTTATATTTCGTCATGGATGGGAAACGCATAGGTTGTATGGTTTCAAAGGCTACATTTTCATCCATTGGGATACAAATGTAATGCAAATGTCACCACATACTTACGACCAATACCGAGAGTGTCGATCTTTTATTGACTACAGGAACACACGCTATGGAATGGACAGAACCTCGCGCGCCTGATGGCGCTAATTCTTATTACGACCATGTAGAAACTGATACACCTTTCGGCGTAATCAGAATCGAGTGGAAAGAGGATGACAGCAACCCTGATGGCTTGTCTATCAGCTACGATTGCACCCTGCCGTGGAATAATCCAGACGGCAGTACCGTGTTCGTCAGCGAAGACAGCCTCGAATATGCGAAGATTCGTGTCAAGGAAGAATTCGCAAAACTGGCGGCGCGTCTGGTGGCAACGCCTGTCATGCGGCACAAAGTCCGCTGGGACATACAAAAGCGCTGCCGTGCTGCCATCAAGCGGTATGATGCTGCTGTGGAAGAATGGAAAGACTTTACTCCGGTCGAGCGTGGTGGGTCTCCGATGGAGGCATGGGACGAGGCAATGAATGACGCAGAGGTTCAGCTACTTGACTCGATCCTAGATGTGATGCAGGATTACGGTGTAACGTTTCCCTAGTGGGGCAAAAATGCAAAAGCACAAATATCCGAGAACGCCGCACCTGCCTTTTTCCTTGGGGGCAGCGCCAGATGACGTGTTTACGTCAATGAGTGCCTTTGAGGGAAAAGAGGTCGTTGTGACCTGTAAGATGGACGGTGAGAATTTCACCGGCTATTCTAACGGTGAAACACATGCCCGCAGTATTGATGGGCGCACGCATTGGACGAGAGACTGGGCCAAGAACTATTGGTACCGCAGATCATTTCTATTACAGAACGGTTACCGAATTTGCGCCGAAAATTTGTACGCACAGCATTCGATTACATACACGAACCTTTCGACGTATCTGCCACTGATTTCTGTGTGGGACAGAAAAAACATGTGCCTTTCGTGGAAAGACACGAAGGGGTGGGCGCTTAAACTGAACATGGACACGGTTCCCGTTCTATATATTGGACAGTGGGACGAAAAGAAAATACGTGAGCTACATGCAGAAGGCCATGAGGGCTTCGTTGTTCGGGTCGCTGATGCATTCCACTACGATGACTTTTCTGCGAACGTGGCAAAGTTCGTCCGAGCCAACCACGTGACAACCAGTGATCATTGGATGCACGGGAAGATATACAAGAACGGTATTGACGAATCATCCGATTTCAGATATTAGCATTTGGGTAACCTTGAGATAGGAGACCCACTATTATGCACAACAACCCCAACGTCAACACGCCAGCAATCCGGTCGGAGTTGATACATCATGGACATGATCCGGATAAGCCCAGCCTTCTCGCGGACGCGTTCCGTCCCGGTTGGCTTACCGCGCAGCCTGATTGGGAGAGGGCGCTGTATGGGATGCACTTGCGAGCACGGTGGTCTGGTCTGGACTGTTCTGAAACGAGATCGTGATGCGTAAATTCACAGGAGAACGGAATGGGTACGACCTGCCTACTTTGATCGTTACCCCGGAACCCCGAGGGCAATCTGGTGGGAGCAACAGCTTTTTGTCCTCATCCGTACGGAGAATGGGTTTTGGTGTGCGAACGCCAAGGGCTACACGCTTGAACCTGCTGACGCAGGCCACTACACCTTCACAGAGGCCATGCGTTATGTCGATGGTCTGGGACCGGAAAAGCAAGCGAGATTGTGGGCAGTGAAATGAATATCCCAAAACAAACCCGCAGGGACTTCTATTTCTGGCTGGGCGAAGAAGGCACGCAGTTTTTTTCAAAGCTGTGGATCGACCACGGGGAAATACCACTTGTCCTCGAAGTTCCGGGCAAGTTTCCGCACCCTATTCATTTCCGAGAGGGCGTGCAGGTTCGGAACTGGATGCGGGATAATACAGACCTGCCTGAGGAACAAGTTGAGAACAATTGGAGAGAATTTGTTCTCGAATGCCTCGGGCTTAGCCCTTGCGCCTCCGCCGAATCTGGGTGATGTTGGGCCCCCACAGTACAGGAGGACACCATGAGAGACCCGGAATTCTTCGATAGCATGGCCGAACTTGCGCGCCGTCTGGACATGACGCCGCAGGAGGTCATGGACATGCCCATCATCGCACTTGCTCGTGTGATGGCGTCGTCAGGCGTTAAAATGGGGTTGACACTCGTCAGCGAATCAGATATGTCTGAGAAACCTGAATGAAGGAGGAAACCCATGGGATACTACACGAACTACACCGTTGAGACTGACAGCGACAGCAGGCAAGCGGCAATCGACGCGGCTGCTGATCTCATAGAGCGCTCCAAGTACGGCGTCGATCTTACCGGCGCTACCAACTTCGAGGTCGAGGCCAAGTGGTATGAATGGGAGGAGGATGTCTCTGCCGTCAGCAAGGATCACCCCGGCGTCATCTTCTACATCTACGGTAAAGGCGAGGAAAGTGGCGACATCTGGAAGGCGTGGGCGCACAATGGAACTGTGTTCCAGTCCCAAGCAGAAATGACGTTCCACGAACCGCCGTGGCTGGCACAGGCCAAGAACGACGCGGGGGCGGTTGTTGCATCGCTGCACGAAGCGGAGAAGGAGGCGGCGATGCAGGCGGAGCTTGCAGAACTGGCCCGTCTCAAGGCGAAGTACGAGGGCAAGTGATGCAACTCTTTCTTCGCATACCCCGCGTAGCTCAAGCCTTCGAATTCATGGTCATCGCCCACCGCCAACAGATGTATGGGTCTCGCCCATATTTCACGCATCCCTTGGAGGTTGCGGAGATCGTGGCGACTGCACCGTGGACGGCGACCGAAGACGAGATCATTGCTGCCCTGCTGCATGACGTTATAGAAGACACGGACAATACGGAAGTTGATATCTCAGACTTTTTTGGTGATAATGTCGCCAGAATTGTGGGGCTATTGACCAAAGACCCCGACCTCACATACGAAGACAATATCATGCGAATTGTGCGCGGTGGAAGAATTGAAGCCGTCCGCGTCAAATGGGCAGACAACGTTGCTAACATGTCTGGCGACAAAAGTCACATGAGTTCTGCTCGCCGCGAGCGCCTGAACGAACAATATGCAAAAAGCTTCACAACGCTGTCCGCTGTTCTTGGTGTGTGATGCCTGACCTTATTGGAGGGATCATTGGCAGTATTTCAGTCCTGTTGCTGATCCTTCTATATAGGTATGCACCCGCACTGGAAAACGGTAATATAGAAAGGGAGACC